GTTACCGATGGCGCTCCTTTCTTTTTCCACTGGGGGGGGCATTCGCCTTCTTCTATGCTTTAAGTGCAGCGATTACCCCATTAAGCAGCGTCGCTACATCTTCTACATCCGCTGTCGCCGTATCTGCTATAGGAGTAAGAGCAGCAATCTGTGCCTTTCCTTTAGTGCGCTCATTAACTGCTCCCGCTAAAACAGCAGCCGTAATAGCACTGGCAGCCGTCGCCGTACCGGTTGTAGCTGCTGCTGCTGTTAGTGTAGGTAGGTTTTGGCTGCTAGTTCCAGCTCCAATCGCTGTACGTGCGGCAGCAGCATCTTCACCCGCTGCAATAACGGCAGGCTTTCCCGTTACATTCCCCCACGCTATAGAAGAAGGTCCCTCTCCTCCTCCACTTCCAAAGTCAGCAGCGGTAGCAGGTCTTAGTGATCCATCATCATCCAATACCATTAGAAGCAATGGCTTAATAACCTTACCGTCATACGATTTAATTAGTTCCCCGTCTACCTCGCCGCTGCCTGGTGCGAATGGGACAAGGTTGCCGCTGTCATTTACTAGCATCAGCGCTGGCGATACCTCTTTGTTTTGGAAGACTGACATAATAATTCACCCTTTCTGTTTTATATGGACAAGTCGCTTTCGATGCTGTCGCATACCTTTGCAATTCTGGCGTCGATATTATTGCCCGCCAAGGCTGCTCCTCTGAATGACAGTTGCCGTAATTCTGCCAGATACAGCAATTTAACTTCTACTCGCTTGGGATCACCAGTTACCCTTGTTGCTTTCTTTGGCTGCTCCTCACTCATACACTCACCTCATTCCCTGTACTGTTCAAACCATTTGTTAATGTACCCGCGCCATTCTGCTTTTCGATATTTCAGCCTTTCGTCCATCTCAAGCCTGGACAAGCATTCCTCATTGGATGCATTAATAAAAATCAATTCTGCCCCTACGTCAGATGCTGTTCGATTCCGCTTGAATTTATCGGCGTAGCCGCCAACGATCCAGGCATTCTCCCATTTACCCATCCTTGTCTTGGCTTGGTCGATTAATTGGTTGTGTACCGCGATGACATTTGAGAATAAATTGTCTGGCTTGTCGTACTCTGGAAGTCCCGATATAGCTGAATACAAATCATCCATGTTGATGACAAGATCGCCGCGGCGCATTTGTTGAATGACGAATTCTTTCTTTCCAGCCAATGGAGGACCATAAACCAAAAAAACCTTCTTTTCCTTTCGCTTGCCAAACCGGTTGTGTTCCAAGTCGTGGCAAGTGCGGCAGATGATTTCTATGTTTTCAGGGTTTAGGCTGATATTGTGATCTTGGACGTTTTCTGGCGTCAACTCAATGATGTGGTGGCCAACCAAGTCGATTGACAAATGTATAATGCCGCATCGCTCACATGTTCCCATTCGTTCAACAATCAGTTGTAAGCGAAGGCTGCGCCATTCTTTTGAAGCATAGAACACTTGCAGGATTGCATGTGTCGCCATGTCACCAACCCTTTTCTTTCAGCGCCTCTATTTCTAATCGTGTCTTTTCCATCCGTAGCTTTTCCTCATCAGTCATGTAATCCGTATATCGTTCCAATTTATCCAATGCCCTAATCTTGTCGTGCAACTTCACGGATACCCCATTTTTTCCTTGCTTAATCTCGCTGATTACCGTTCCGTCAATCTCATGGGCATTTTTGAAGTTAAGGTAGTTTTCTTTCACCGTCATGACTTCGCCAGTTAATTCATGCTTCACCAACTTTCCTTCATCATCAAAGATTGGTACATCCCTTCTGCCGAACTCAGCCACATCCGTTATGTCTGCGAATGCGATTTTCATATATTCAGCAATAATTCGTTGGATGCTTAACCCCAATTCCAGCGTATGCATTTCTTTGAGCCGCTTTAACTCCGCTTGGACTTCATCATTCCTCAACAGCCGCCAACCCTCTGCATAGGCAGATCGCTTGCTATATCCTGCTGCTATCGCTGCCCTGGTAGCGTTAAAGTCTCTCAGGTACTCCAAGACAAATATCCGCCGTTTATCAGTAAAATCATCCATAACTTGCGGTGGCTCGACATGCTCGGTATTCATTATCTTTTTTTCGGAACGTTGAGGAACGTTTCGTTCCTTATTCACTTGCGTTCCATTCATTTTAGCGTTCCAATTATCCTTGCTTTTCCAACCGCGGACTGTTCCGGGCGATACGCCAAGGCATTTGGCGATTTCAACCAAATCAACCGCTCCATTGCTGGCTTTCCAAAGCCCAAAAGCCTTTTCCCTTCTCGGGTCCCTGGGTTTAGCCATTACATCAATCACCACCTCCGGCGTTGTGTTGGTTTCGCTTGTTAGTCTTCTATTCCAAAGCGATGAAGGAACCTCAAACGAAGATCGTTTAGTTCATAATCCAACCGCCGATTGAACACTTCTGATTGTTCATTGATGGCATGTATTCGATCTATAGCCTTTCCATACTCGGCATTCATCTCAGCTCGAAGCCCTATATGCCGCCCATACAACCGGTGGAGCTTTGTTTGTTGGTAGTTATTCCACAGGCTCCACACTGTAGTGACTGCCAGCAGCACTAAAACAACATTTTGTACAATTACCCTAATTGACATCATGCCATTCCTCCTTTGTGTAAAGGCCTCTTTATTGACGTAATCGGTAGTTCCACCAATAAACCAGCGCTGATTCGATCTTAATAGCAAGCCAGAAGACGGATCTTTTGATTGCTTTGTAAGCTGTTGTTTTCTCCAGTTCAATACAGAGTTCATCAAAGTGCATTCGTAACTGTTCCGACTCACTCATCGTACCACCCCCATTTCTTGACAAAATAAAAAGCCGCTCATTTGAGCGACTGCAATGCTTCCCTGATATCATTAATCAATTGTTCTTTTTCCGGTGTTTGGCTAGCGTCGTACATTATTATCTCCTCAAGCTCGGATAATTTGTCCAAGGCTGAGTCAATCGAATTATTACGGACAGCCACACCTTTCACAGCATCGGGTAATGCCAGCCTCAATTCATATGTGTCACCTGTCCGAATCCTTCTTACTTCACTTTCATCGATATGATACAAATTAGCCCGTTTCATTTCTTCAATGCTTTTATATTCTGCAACCAACTGGTCATTGATAAACACATTTATTTTGCATTCCATGAACACACCTCCAACGCTATTTTACCACATAGGGAAGGCACTGCATTACTCCCTGTCGAAAGTTAATATTAAAGGAGTGATACAGTGAACCAATTGAGTAACTCAGACCATTTCAACACCGCCTTTCTGCAACAACTCCCCGTGGAGGTTTGGCAGGACGGCGAAAAGATCAATGCTGGCATTATAGAAAGGCACATCAAAGATGCAGTTAAAATAAATGGTATGTATTACGTAAAAAGCCAGAATGAATTCAGAGTGCGATAACAGCAAAAAAGGACCGCAGCGGTGCAGTCCCTCTTTGTGTGCTAGTGCTAGTATTGTTAGGCTTGCCCTACTTGACGGCAATAAATTGCAGCAACAACATATCGACGTCTTACCGGTGCCTACGTAATATAGGTGGCAAACGGGAGACAAAAAAGAGGGTTTTTATCAGTAAAACAGGCTGTTTTGCATATTTTCTTGTATTTTTTTATTCGCTCGGTCAATCATTTTATTGACTGAGCCTTTTTTTATGCCAATCATGGCAGCGATTTGTGATCTTGGGACACATCCGGCGTAGGCCATCAAGAAGACTTCGCGTTCCAATGGTGATAAAATCCGCAAACTGTCATCGATTTGGAACTGCTGCCACTCGGTTATATTAGCTGGGCTGCCTGCATGGTTGCCGGATACATACGCCTGTATTCTTATCGGGTCTATCGGATATTCTCTTTGATACGCTGCCCTTCTTTCGATCCCCCGCATGTTCCCCGGCCTGCGCCCCGTCTGGAGCCATTCAATGGCATAAGTGCAGTCCGATATCATTTCCCCAATTATCTGCCTCTCCGCCTTGTCTGTATTTAGGGTGCGGAGCGCCCTTAGTGTACGCCTAGTGTGCTTATAATGGCTTGTCATATCCTCCTGCATTATTGCTCCGCCCCCATTTGCTATTGGTCAAACTCGCCAGATTCTACTTCGTCCAACAGGTTTTTCAGTACCGCTGCCACTTCCACCTGCCCTTTTTGGCTGGCTAGTTCGGCGCAAAGCCCTATATGGTCAATTAATTTTTCTGCATCGATTAGTTTTTCCATATCTACTTCCCCAATCCAAGCTGCAATGCCATCAGGCAAATGTCAGCTCTTGTCCTCTTTAACGTATTAGCTGCAACCCGTCTCCCTGCGTTACAATAGTTCCCCATCATCCAATTACGCTCTGTATCAGACATTTGAATGATGATTCCTTCCATCGGCGTTGGTACTCGCTTTTTTGGCTTTGGCGGTGGTTGCTTCTTCGGTTTTGGCGGTGGCGGATCTTTTTTGGGCAATTTCTTAATTATTCCAAAAGGCTTGCCGCTATATTTAAACCCCGTAATATAGGTCCCTGTCACATACCCTCTTGACTTCAAGCATCGCAGCATTTTATGCACATATTCCGCTTCTACTCCCAATTCTTTAGCTACAATATGTTTATCACCATGAAAGAGATATGAAGCTAACACTTCAACCCTTTGAACGTACAATCTTTCCATCCATCTCCCTCCCCAAAATCATAATCAATACCGCTACCGCTGCTGCTAGGGGTTTAGTGTTCATACATACCCCGCCCGCTCTATTCGCTCCAGACGCCTCGCCAGGTCGTCCTTTTCCTCGCTTAGTTGACTTACCTCAATTTCCAATTTTCGCGCATAGTTAATACTCTCCATTGCATTTCCATCAACAAGCGCATAATCTAACTTCCATTCGTCTAGTTCTTTTTGCAGGCGGTCTAACTCTCCCAGTAGCCACATTGCGTCAGATTCGCCCTTGTATACGGACCACCGTTGGCGTATTTCTTCTATATGTTTATCCCTAGCCAGCAGATTGTTGGCATCACTCAGTTCCGCGCGTGGATATTCATCCCTTTGGTTGTCCATCCCCACTACCCCTTTCAAGCAATTCTCGCATTTTGTTTGTTGCTATCTGCAACGATAGAATTTCTTGCCGCTGCTGGCTAATCGTGAAGCAAAGTTTACGTGTTTCTTCCAGCCAATACGGCAATGCTGACCTCGCTTCGATTAAAAATTGAGCAACAAGATCATTTTCGCATTCAGCCACGAATACACACGGTTCATTAGGCAGAATTTCATAAATTTCTATTTGCTTTACTCCGTCCTCTTGCCCTGCCTCCCACTTATGCTCATACCATTGGTTCAACTGGACGCACATGTGATTGTCCGCTTCCCATTGCCGTGCTGCTTTATTTTGGTTGTCCATGTTCTTCCTCCCTCATCATAAATCTCACAAAACTTTGGCTGCACGATTTGCACAAATCATACGACGAATCACTGTAGTCATATGGACCAAAGCCAAATATAGCAACTCTTTTTACATGCCTGACTTTTGAAATCAAACCCTTCCGCTCAATCCTTTTGCCGCATCTATCGCATGTTTCAATTTCACGCTTCGCCATTTGGTTGTTCTTCCTCCCTCATGCTCCCCATCAGTCTTTCAAAGCACTCCGACGAGCATATTGGCGGCTCTGACGGCATCCCCATGCACCCACACATATGACCGCTGCAACATATTTGAGGCTCGTAATCGTCTACTGGAGCCTCACACACAACACATTCCGTTTTATAGATGTGCTTGGTCATAGTCCCTTCACCGCCAATAGGGCAGCCCGACAACGTTGTTCAGGATTGGCGTGGATTAAATCGAACATTGACGAATACTCTCCCACAACTTGACGTAATTGCACGACATAACTAGCTCGATTGCCGATACATTCTGCTATTCTCACTTCAATCTCCCGTGCATCCCTTATATCTTCTGCTGGGTTCCATTCATCCCAACAGATGAATGCACCGTCCTTCTTGAAATATACCGGGAACTCATATTCAACCATCCATTGCCCCGTTCCATTCACTTCTGGATGTTCTCCTACTGACCACCCCATCACATGCACCGCTGTAGCCTCTGCCAGCTCCTGCGCGGTCATGTTGAGGATTTGTTCGCGGGTTAAGTCCATCTATATCCCTCCTTTCGTTGTTTCGCCGTACTGTGCAACAACCTCGATGACTCTCGATAAAAAAAGATTCATTAAGCTAAAGGGCAGATTTGCTCAATAAGTTACTGAGTAATGGTATAATATTATTCCATAGTTGTTAACCAAAAACAGAAAACAAAGGAAGTGAACTTATTGGAGAATATCCGACTTCGTGCTTGCGCATTAATCATTCAAGATGGGAGCATTTTGCTGATTGAGTTTAAAAACAACGATGATGACGGTGTGCATTACAATCTTCCCGCAGGCGGTCTTGAACCAGGTGAAACCTTCGTTGAAGCTGTTATAAGGGAAGCAAAAGAAGAAGCGTGCGTCGATGTAGAGGTCGGTTCCGTTGCATTTGTTTACGAATATCAACCAACTAAAAACAACTTCATTTATGGTAATACACACTCCGTTAGCATTACATTTGAATGCCAATTGAAAGCAGGATCAATCCCCCAGCTGCCTCAAAAGCCGGATACTAATCAAACGGCCGTAAAATGGATACCAATTTCGGAATTACATTCAATTCAACTCTTCCCAGAAATTAAACAAGATATTATTGATTACTACAACGACAATAAGTATCGTAATTATGTCGAAGAACAAGATATTCAACATAGTAAGCTTTTACGCTAACGGCGAACGTTAGTTCAACAACACAGGTTAACGACAATATTTTTTTGTTCAGAGCTGCCGTCTGTTTATTTTTGGGGGACATCGTCCCCCTCCCTTACTACACAGTTTGGGTCTACTCCGAATATCCGACAATTTGAGGGAAATTTGTCTCGCCTTCTACCAACTTGCGAATAGTCATTTCCCCCATGCCATCCCAGTTAAGATTTTTATCCAGCGGGATTTCCTTTACCACATAATCAGCCCATTCTTCTTCGCTGATTCCCGTTTCCGTTCGATACCATGCCGCCAGTTCCTCGTTTGTGCCGTAGCCTGCAACGATATCTGCTCTGTCCGGTCCAATGGATATTGCCCTTAATCCGGCTGCTAGCGTACTTGCTGTCCCCTCCAGTAAGTGAGGGTGGTCATGGATGGAGCCAACGACATCTCCCTCGCTATGCACTCTGTGCAGTATCCGATCTATCTGCCATGAATGCGGTTCGTCCCACATCACCCAGAATGCACCGCGCTCAAATACCACAGTTCCTTCGTCCGTTCCACGCCTGAATCGATCTCCTTGCCATATATGCTTGTCTTTGTTGTCGGGCAATCCGGTATACTGCCCCACCGTATTTGGGTCTACAGAATGCTCATACTCCCCATCATAGATAATGTGAGTTTTATTCCCCATCGTAGTGGGTTGTACGATGTAATAGCCATGCACCCAATCCCCACCATCTAATTGCTTGCCGCGGTATTTAGCTATCATCCCCAGACACCTCCGGAAGGTTTATTTTTGCCCAATGTGTAACCGGCTGGGCGAGGCGCAATGTCCCATCAAACCAACCATAACCATCTCCTCCGATCAATTTGGCATGTTGTGCCACTCCTACAGCCCTACCATTTGTTATAAGGTGATTGACATGGCTCTCAATCTCGCGGCTGTAAGGATCGTATTTGATCCACTCTATCATTGGGATTTCTCCTTTCCTTCCAGATCACTTAACTTCATCTCAGCGCCTACAAATTGATTCTCTGGCGCGTCTGGATCAATGCCGGGAATACTAACACCCAACACAAGCGCTACGTCTGCGATGATGTTTGCAACTGTTTCAGGGCTGTATATTGGGGGCATATCAAGGTTTTTCCAAACGTCGTACATTTCTCGAACATGGTTGTGTGCTGCTGTGTTTCTAACTTCCGTCTTTTCGATGATATTTTGAACGATGCGGAAGGCACATAATGCACCTTTATGAAAATTCCGGTCGTAACTGGTTGATTGGGCGCTAATAGCTTGGTGAGTGTGAAATATTTCTGTTTCAAGGCATTTTTGCAGTTGCTGCTTATCTATCATCTTGGACATCCCCCTCACCATTTTTGGTTGTGAACCTCTTTGTGTAAATGAAGCACTCCGGCATCATCCACCGTCACTTTAAAATAAGCCTTGTCTCGATCGCCAAGCGCTTTTTCGATCGCACCCTCATAAGGTATCTCTCCCATCACGAACGATTTTTGTTATAGATCAAAACCGTATTTTGACCAATGATGGAACGTTGTGCTTTAACGATTGTCTTGGACATCCCTGGATACCTCCCTAACCCCAATAGCTTGGGTCCCATTCTTCTTTTTCTGGACCGCACATCAATTCAAGCACATGCACAAACGGGCTGTTATCTGATTCCCCCACCAAGTACCCGCACCGTTCGCAGTATCTCCGTTCCCATCGTTCGGGGTATTCTGCCATATTCCCTGTTGACCGCTCTGCATTGCACCCACACTTGGGGCAGAAACGGTCCGATAAATCGGCTTCCTGCGGGTATTTATTAATGATTACTTCCACAGCAGCTATGCGTCTTTTAAGAGTTGCTTTGCCACACTTTTTGCCAAGGATAAATTTCTTTGTTTTACGAGACAGCGCCCTGACATCTTTATTGTGTCGATTGTAATAATGGCGGCAATGCCTATTGAATGTTTTTTCGCTACATGGAAATGTAATGTCTTCAACACTGAATGCCATCTCGTTTCATCTCCTCCCGCTCATACTCCGCCCACAACGCCGCTATCTGGCTATCATTCTCCCCTCGCTGCTCTTTTAGCGCCTCTATCCTATCTAGCCTATCTAGTTGCCCCCATATCCCTGTACGGGGCTGTGAGGGCTTGTTAGGACGATCCCAAGCAAGTACAAGGGCTACAAAGGTGATAATGATGGCTGCCGTGATCATGGCTCAACGCTCGCGATAAGCTTGTTGATCTGCTGCGCCCGCTCTGACGTATCATCTGCCATTAGGTCTGATATGGTGGATAGTGCAGCTTGTAGTCTTACTATCTCCCTTTCCTGCTGCTCGTTTGCGGTGTATATAATCACCATTTCTTCCTGCGCCTGCTCTAGCATTTCTACTGCTTGCTGGAGCCAATCGACGCATTCTAATTCTATGGCATGGAGCCAGCGGCTACGGTCATCATGATCATCAGAATTTTCATACCTCGCCAGCGCCTCTTTAATCTCTTGGATCAAGTTCATTGCTATCCACCCTTTCAATTGGAACATTACTATTTTCGATCACCCACTTGTAAATCAGATTGACCGCTTCTTGTTTTGCCGTTTCCTTGCCGCCAGGAATTTCTTCAAATCTCCAAGTAAGTAGTTCCGATGCATTCATGAGCAACTTGGTCAGTTCCGATACTTTTGCTTCTGCCTTCTCTGCGTGTTCGATATATGCCAGCACGTCTGATTGAATATCCTCTGGCGATGCGTTGCGGACATTATCAATATTGGACCAGAACTCTTTTAACTGTTGGTTACTCATTGCTATTGCCTCCCCTCGGGGTATTCGTCCCATGTTCTGCCGTCCAATTCGCGTCCAGCTCTCTTTTTTCCAACTCTCTGCACGGTCCCTTCGCCTTTCTCGCAAAGGCAACTTTCAATAAATCCACCCTGCTTATGCCATTCCCCATATAAAACACTATCGTCATCATGTAGTTCAGCAGGACCCCATTCTCCCCATTGCTTGAACAGGTATGGGACGTTGGATGCATGGCATTGATCCCTTAGGCTCCTCGCCCAATCTGGATGCATTGGACGGGCATTCCTGCCGCTCTCCCCGCCGACGATAACCCACTGAATGTGTTCGTTTGTCGGCTCGGCGTTGGGATAACCATGAATGTTGTCTGGGTCATAATAGCTTGGTGCCCAACCAGGAGTAAGTAGCCACTTCCCGAGGTTAACCGGTCCCAACAAAGGTTCACAACTCAGGAAGCGCACTGCCGCAGGTGTTTCAACAAGCAAGGGAATTCGTTCATCTGCTGCTTTTTGGTTTTCCACACTGACCCCCAACCAAACGTTTGGCAACGGCCAATTTTTCATCCTCCAAGCAAACAATGGTTCGGACCATTCACCAACGTCCCGATTAAACCATTCCAACATCCGTTCTGGTCGTTTGGTTAGCACCTGAAATGTATGTCTTTTCGCTATAGCCATTGTAAAAAACACTTGGTCGATATATTCAAATGGTACATTTGGATGAAACAAGTCTGACATAGAGTTAACGAAAATTCGGCGCGGTCGCTGCCACTTCCAGGGCTGTTCCAAAACCTCCGGCACAAGCCTTATTTGCCCGTTCCAGCGACCATTACTTATAGTGCCTTCATATGGCTGCCCCGGACCGGAAAAGCGATTTGCGACGCTCTCCGCATAGCAATTGCGGCAACCATCTGATACTTTGCTGCATCCCCGTAACGGATTCCAAGTCGCATCGGTCCATTCAATTTTTGCCTTGTCTGCCATCCTTATTGCCTCCCCTCAGATAACCTTGCCATTTCTTCCTTAAATCGAGACTTGATAAAGGCATCGTGCTTCGCGTTTCGCACATTGGGATGCCTGTGCCTCTGCCTTAAATATTCTGGTCCAACATGGTCAATGGATTGCGGGGCGCTGCTCCACCACGAATCTGTGAAAATCCCCCTACCATCGGTAAAGCGTGACATGATCCCGTTTAGCTGATCTTTGTCGAGGTAAACCCACATTTCAAACTTTAGCCGCGCCAATGGATTCACCCGCCCTTGCATCAATCAAAAAGTCCAAATACTTACGTGCCTTTTCCAGGTCCTCTGTACCGCCCTTGTGGGCTTCGCGGGTGACATACTTGATTACGTTGCCTTTGCAGTACCCGGCAAACTCCTCTGGCGTGAGCTTTTGCTTAATGACCTCTATCGTCTCTATGCCGCCTTGGGTATAGTGGTTGGGTTGGTTTACTGCGTCCATTGGTTATCTCTCCCTCACACCTTAATTAGTTGGTCAATCCATACTTTAATGCCCTCTACGCTCTTTAGTAGCTCTTGTAGGGTCGTTGCATTACTTTGGCGTAGTTTCCGTTCCAGCAACCCTTTGATCAGGCTATTAAGGCTCGAATAGTACCCAATTGCGTTGAATTGCTCTCGCTCCTCGCCGTCCTCCTTGTTTTTGTACATCGCCCTTTTGGCGATCATATAGTTACGGTCGTCCGATGTGATCCAAAGGTCGTCCTCGATGTGGATACGCATGTTATCTCTCCCTCTCCCTTAGAATAGTGTCTCTTGCTCCGGATCTGCCTCTTTGACGTATCCGTTCTCTACCCAACTCTTGGGGACCTTTTTGGTGTAAGCCCCTTTTCCGTGGGCATAGTCCATAACTGGAGATCCAGCCAATCGGTGGATATGTTTGGCTTTAGCCTGCCGCTCTGCTTTCTCTGTCCATAACCAGTGCGTTTTTGCCTCAGTGTACAACCCAATCACCCCGCGTACTTTGTCTTGATTTTGTGCTGCAAGCGCTTTTTCATGTTGCCCTTGTTTTGAAGCCGCTTGGATTCCCGCAGGTAAATTTCGTGGTTGGCTCGGATCACATCGCCAGGCGTTGCCATGTCGTCGCGGGTGACTGTATAAAGCTCTTGTAGCGTGGCTGTTGCCCAATTCATTCACATCGCCTCCGGTTTCAGAATCGCGTCCAGCACCTCTTTTTGCTGCTTCGTATCAAACGTTCCCAGCCTAATGCTTCGTGCAATCTGAGCCAATACAAAGGCGTCTCGCACGTTGTCTGACTTATGCTCAAACCCCCAACGTTTGTAGATATGGACTGCCAATTCGTCCTTTTTCGTGTTGCCCTTGCCGCTTGCGTATTTTTTCAGGGCTGCGGGCGCTACCTCGATATAGCGGATTTTTCGGGCAAACATTTCCATCCGCAGCCCCCAGCCTATACCGCCGAGCAAAAATCCTGTCTGGCTTGCAAACCCAAATCCCTCGATTGCAACGATGTCATTGGGCAGCAAGCATTCCAGTGTGTCTTCAACAATCCGGCACATCCGTTCCGGGTCCTTACCCTTGGGTGCAATCTCTCGCGCCTCGATCACATTCCCGGCATCATCCATGATATAAACGCCTGTTTTTGTGCTGGGGTCCAGCCCCACAAATCGGGTCATTTTACCCGCCTCCTCTATTTGCACTTTTTGTATACTAATCGTCAAAGAACCCGTAACCTAAATCCCTGATAGGCTTGCCGCCAATTAATGGCTTGTTGACATCGCTGGCTTTAAGATAATTAAGCAATAATGGCTGCCAAACTCGCTTGTTTGAATGCACAATATCGTGGTGCTCAGCACACAAGAGGATACAGTTATCAACCTCGTATTTGCCGCCCTGAGAGCCGTAAATCACCCGATGGAGGTGCAACCCCGGACCAGGTACGCCGCATATTGAGCACCAATTGCCTTTGTCTCGCTCAATGACTGCTTTTCTGACCTTTGCCTTTGAAATATGCCCGTCCTCCTTCTCCAGTTCTGCGCTTGTCTTGTGGTGGCTCAATAGCCCTTCTTTCCAGGCTGGCTGCGGCTTCTTAGGCTTCTTGGGACCGCGCAGGCTGTTGTATGGGCTCTTGTCCCGCTGTCGCTTTTCTGGTTTGGGGAACATCATCCCAGCCACCCCTTGATATTCAGGCTTTTTGCCAACCGGTTAAGCGTAGCGTTATGGGCCTCTAAAAGCTCGGGGAAAACGTGTAACGGGTGGAAATCCCCAAAATGCCCATGCAGCACTAATGCCACCAGCTTTGTAATTGCCTCTGCGCCGGTTTCAGCCCATACCGACACCCTTTTCCTGTCTCCCAGCCATTCGCAATTCTCGGGGTAACCCTCGCAAAAGCGATTGTTTTGAATGTCGCCCCCGAAGTCCTCCCAAAATTTTATCCGCAGTTTCCAGGCGTCGTTCATGTCCGTGGATGGCGAAAAGCCTGCTTCGGACGTTACTTGGGCATCAAGCTCTTTTCCTGGCTTCAAAGCCATGATTTCTTCAACCGTCAAGATAACCACCTCACTACCTGACTTTTGTTTTGTTGCTGTCTAACTTGGCTGCCAATCTCAACGCTTCTTCCATCTCGTCGTCTGACAGCCCTGGAAGCCCGTTAGGGACGTTTATGCTGCTGGATATAGGTTTACCCGTCCTAGTCCTGTCCGGAGGCTGTGCGCGGCTCTGGCGGCTTCTGAAGGCGTCATATTGTGCTTGGTCCTCCAAGTAGTCTTGAGCCGTGTACAATTTTCGGTCCTTGCAGTTATTCAAAACGCCCAAAAAGTATTTGATATCCTTGCCAGCCATCCGCGTTGTCTTCAAGGCTTCCTCGATCAGTTCAGCCTTGATCCCGCTGCTTAGGTGTTCTGTCAGGCATTGAGCCTGCACCGGATTAATTCTTCCTGGGTAATGCTTCTCGACGGCTTGGAAGGCTTTCGCAAATTCTGGATCGATATCCAAATCATCCAAGTCACCACCACCACCACCACTGCCGCCGTCGTTTTCTTGTTGTGGTGGTGTTTTAATATCTTTGGTTTTGTTTTCTGTTCTTCTGTTCTCTTCTCTCTTCTCTTCTTCTCTGATTAAATGCAAACTAGAATCTTTAGTGTCATCATTTAATGTATTTAATCCCTCATTAGATGAATCATTAAATGTAACACTAGATGTTTCTGGTGTTACATTTAGTGGGATTAAATGCATTCCTGCCGATTCGATTGTTTTATCCTTCTTTTTCTCGCTGCAACCACGGCAGGAAACCACCAAATTATCCAGTATTGCCGGGCTTTCAGGGTCAATTCTGTCGTATGTGCCGCCCTTATTGGTCCTCCTGTCGTTCCAATCCACCAACATGGAGCAATACCTGCAATTGTCCCCATCACGCTCCTTCACCTTTGCAATGGTCCCGTCTTGGTATGCCTTTCTTATGTCCGATTGTCGAGGTCCCTTCTTCTCTATCGTGTTGTGGTATTTCCCCCCGTATTTAATCCAATCGTGTATCATTAATTGATCATTTAATGAATCAATAAATCCGCATTCAATGAGACATTTAATGAATACTTCTTCATCACCATCCCAACCGACAGCATCTGCAATGTCAATTGCATCAAAACTTGTGATGTCTCCTGACTTTGAATAGTCCATTGCCCACCACCAAAACATATGCAGATGGCCGATAGCGGTAGGTAAGTTCACGCCAAGTCTTCGAGCCAGCTTTCTAGTTTTAGGGTGTCGAGCGAGCTCCTGGTGGCTCTCGATCCATGCCATGTCTTCCCTCCGTTCATTCCGTGTTCATTGTTTCTAGCACCCTGATTGTCCGCGGTAATATCTTGACACGGGCAATCTTGCCCTGCTTCTCCAGACGGTCCAGATGCCCCTGTACAGTGGAGCTAGACGCCAGCCCCACTGCCTCCCCAATCTCCCGAACACTGGGCGAGTAACCGTGCTCCTTGATATGGGCTTCGATATATTCCAAAATCTGCACTTGTCGTTTGCACTTTTTCACACATTTCACCCCTTAGCTTCCTCTACCGTTTGCCGGGTTATTGTATTCGTCCAACAGCACCTTGAGGCTGTATTTCAACGTGTTTATCAACTCGCTATTTGATTCGTAAGCATTTTGCCAGCGGACCTTATCTGCCTCAAGGTCAGCCTCTATCATCCTCATTTCAGATACCGCCAACTCCGCATGTTGTTCCCGGTGTTTGTCGGCTGCCAAATAAGCTTCATTGTAAGCCGTTTTGCGTGCTGCATAGTGCTTTTTATAATCCCTCACCGCATCAGCAGCCCGCCTACCAAGAATAATCTGGACTTCTGCCAGCAGTTCTAGCTTTTTGACTAGTGTAGCCGGATAATCAGGGCTGCATTGGTCTGCTAGTGCGTATAGCTCGGCTAGTGAGCGCTGCTTGATTAGAGACATTGCAGCCCCTCCTATGGTCAAAATGGTAGATCCTCTTCGGATATGTCAATTGGTCGCCCGTCGTCGTGGAACGGGTCACTAGCGTATTGATTACTACTGTTGCCTGGCGGCGGCGGTGTTGTATCCTGCTGCTGTCGATTGCTCTCCAAAAAGCGTACATTGTCTGCTATGACCTCGGTGACGTATACCCGCCTGCCTTCGTTGTTGTCATAGTTGCGAACCTGTATGCGACCTTCTACAGCGGTCAGGCGTCCTTTCTTGAGGTAATTCGCACAGGTTTCGGCTAACTGCCGCCAGGTCACAACCGGTATGAAATCCGCTTCTTTTTGACCGTTGTTGGTGAACGGTCGGTCAATCGCCAGTGTGAAAGTTGTAGTCGCCACGCCGCTGGGTGTATATCTCATCTCTGGGTCTTTGGTTAAGCGTCCAACAAGGATAACTCGATTAAGCATAGTCAACCTCCAAAAGGTCGAGATAATGAATGAATTGGCTGGCGTCTTTGGTCATCCGGCAATACCTGCACGTATTGCATCGCCTCGGTTCCTCAATGCCTTCTTTAATGGCGACGATCCGAGGCAACCTCTCTTGCACTTCAAACAGCTTCTGAGCCAGCGACAATTCATCAAAACAGATAATTGCTTTATCCGGTACATCTTCCTTTGTCACCGCCATAAGTAGCGGCTCCAGTGGGTGCGTACCGCCAGTAGACCGGCGCTCCAACTCGCTATATACAGCCATTTGGATGTCATAACCGTAATATTCAACAAATGTTTGCTTGCGTCCGTCTTTCCAATAGCGCTTGTATAGCGATTCAGCAGTTTTAATGTCTACTATCCTGCCTTCTTCGGGGTTGTAGATATCCATTTTTGCCTTCCACTTAACCCCGAACATATCTGCCGTAACAATTGCTTCTTTTTCGCCAGTCAACATCAAGCGGCAATTTTCGTCTTCACGCAAAGCTAAAACCATGACGTCTGCCTTTTTATATTCTGTCTTCAGTTCACCCTTTGTCGGTCCGCGAGATGAAAATATATGAGGGTGTTCTCGTTTGAACCGTTCCAGTTGCTCATCGCCTTCAACAGCCGCTGCAACGTATTTCCCGACCGTTAGTGCTTCTGTTTCAGGCGCTTTATACTCCCCATTTACCTGTGCCAAGGCGGCGGCTTCACAAGCCAGAAACCGCTTGTACTGGCTCACGCTCATGTATGCTTGGTCAGCCTCCGGGCTGTAATAGTTATCCTCAGTTAGGATCAAGACGCTGCCCCCTCCTTGTCGCGCAGTCTGCGAATAAGATCATCCACTTGCTGCTCTGTCAAGTCGGATATCTGGCATTCATACATCTTCTTTACCTGGGCGGACAAGGTATTGATTTTATAGCCAGCCTTCACCCACTCTGATTTCAATTGGGCTATTGCGTTGCTGGTGATCTTTCCGACCGTCCGCTCCATGCGCTGCTGGTGCGCGTCAACATCCATTTGGTCGGTGGGAATGTTGAATTGCTTGAGCATAAAGGTTTTCTCGCCATACGTCATTGCCTTGCCGACGCCCTTCTCCCCGGCGATATCCACCCCTTGGGCATACCAAGGGATGACTATCGTTTCATCTGGCTTGTCGCAATTAACCCACGTCATTTCCAAGTCCAATTCCGTTAAGTACGTGGTTGTTTTCTTTGGGCGCTCCTTTTCGGTATATTCAACCGTTTCTGATAGCAGCCTCTTACCTACTACCCTGGTGATCAACAAGAGGTTCATTTCATCCAATTTCGCCCGCACAGCCGCAATGACTTGGCTGCTAGAGTTGTATTTGTATTGCGAACCAGACGCATCCTTTTGCAGGAAAGGCACCGATTTACGAACTTCGGCAAGCTTTTGGTAAATATTCAAATCATCCCCTCCAATTCATCCGTTTGAATAGAATCCTTTTCACCTTTATAAGCAACTGTCCGATCCTTGCCGCAGCAAGGGCAGAATGCCGGCATGTTGAAAACAGGGGCAAACCACGTCGCGAAGGTCTTTCCATCGCATTCGCTGCATTGATAGAGGTGCATTTTTCGTCCTCCTCTTGCAAAATTCTCATTTTCGGTCTACAATGACCGTAACTTTTGTTTTGTCTTGCAGCCTTAGGCGGCTCCTATCCCGCCCAGGGCCTTTTCAATTTCTGCGATCTTTATATTTAGCCAATCTACCGCTGCCGGGGCAACCATCGAATCCGCATCTATCCGGTTATTGAGTAAGCGCCACCGCATCCGTTGTAGGTCGTTGCGCTCAACCCTTAGTGCATATTCTCGTTCCCAACTCATCGGCATACCTTCTTGGGCATCCAAGCATCAATGTACTTTATTACTGCCTGCATATCCTTCCTCAATAGGTCGCGGTAGCTGGGAACGCCCCATCTATCCTTGATTTCTCGGTAAAGCTCTTGATACAGAGGGCTACGTTCGTCTTTTTCCGATGCAAATTCATATACCTTGGCGCTAACAGCCTTCTGGAGCCTGCGTTGCTCGCCTTGTGTCAGGGTAATTTGCGTTTCGACTTTGCTATCGATTTCCTCTACACGGTTCTCAAGTTTCTGCACTTTCGTGTCCATCAGGATTACCGCCCGCAGTTCTGGGCTAAGCGCTGCATACGGATCGGTTAATTGCTGCCGCATCCTAGTAAATTCCGAAATGTAGTCTTCTTTAAAACTCATTGCCGTATCGCCTGTGTATCCCATCGCCAGCAGCGTAAACCCTTGTTCAGTCATGATGTATTTAGGCAACTCTTTGTTTTGAGAAGTCATGTAAGAGGAGAGCACGAAATGGTGCTGTCTAAATTCATCGCTGCAACCCAAGTCCCGTATGTCCTGCATCACTCTACGGTGTTCTTTGATAAACTTTTCCGCTACGTTCAAGCTGTCGGTAACTGGTCGATTGTTTTCCGTGTACACTAGTTTCACTATGGTTTCCCCTCGCATTCTGTTTATGATTTCTTACCATGCAGCCTCACCAACTGCTTATGGTACATGCCCCTTACCCGATCAGAGGAGGCATAGTGGAGCATCAGCTCCGTAAGGCTATTGTGGGTTACGTCCTTAAACTCTCTTTTCAATGCTGCCGCCCCCTTACACTCTTGCCGGCCAGTTCCAAGTTCCTGCTGCCGTGCCTTGCTGTACGTTCGTCATATGGAATATCTGCCCATTGGTCATAAATACTTGCAAATCAACTACAGTTGGACCGCTAACACGGATTACAAACGCCCCTGCAACTCCTTGACCGCTATAATAATGTACAATCCTGCCTACTGATGGAATCATATCGATTCACCCCCTAGCGCCTCGATCCGAGCGCATAAATCGTGCTGCCAATCAAAGTCATTAGCCATGTAAGCGATAAAAGATAATTGCTTGAGGTTGTCGAGTTGTTGTATCAATCGCATATTCTGGTGCAACAAAGGCAGTAAAAGTTTGATTTCGACATCCCCTATTAACGTCTCGCCGCTGGAAGTAGACATGTATAATATCTCTGCCATTCGGCGATGTAAGGGATGTATCATTGGCTTATCACCCTTTCTGTTTAGTTTTTCAATGTGCTATATGCAGGATCAATCTCCAGTTACCCCAATGTAATTAGCCGCCCGCTGCTCTGCTCTCCAAATCTCCAGATCAAGCAGCCTGAATCTAATAGTTGTCCGCGCTGAGCCCGGCATTCCATAGCGTTCATGAGGGATTAGCTTCCTCTTGCACATGGAGTACAAAAGCTTATCAGAGATGCGAATATGTTCTGCGGCTTCTTGTACAGTCATGGTCACATCACCATACTGGCTTATTTGAGCTAGCATTCGGCGCTCAGACGCATCGATTAGAGGATTAATTATTTCCTTGATTGCCGCTTCAAAGTTCATTTACATTTCACCCCCTTAGTTACCCTAATTGTAAATACTTTCTGCAAACTTACGCTATACGTAAGTTCGGGTTAAAAAAAATAACCCCCGCTTTTTCTGGTTCGATTTCTAGTGCAGCAACAAGTTTTTTCATCATGTCAGCTGTGGGTTGTAAATCTCCACTTAATACTTTGGATAACCTATTGCGGTTTATTCCAGTGATTTGTGACAATTCTAAAATCGTTTCAATTTTTTTATCAATCATAATTTTCTTTAAGGCAATAGTATCTGTGGTGTAGTTTGTTTTCATGTTATCACCTCCCTTCCAACTTACCCAATGCGTAAGTTCATCTTAGATTAGTTTTGATAAAGTGTCAATACATAATGCGTAAGTTTTTTTGTTGTATGCACCAATTTTGTTGCATGTTGCGTAAGTTGGTGTTATAATCAAGCCAAGAAAGGTGGTAACAATAAATGTCGTCGCTAAATGATCGGATAAAACAAAGAAGAACAGATCTCAATCTAACATTGCTTGATGTTGCTAATTTTTTAGGAGTAAAAGAAGCTACTGCGCAAAGATATGAAAGTGGAGAAATCAAAAATATTAAACATGAAACTATTGTTAACTTAGCAGAGTTGCTAAAGTGCTCCCCGGCCTATTTAATGGGTTGGACAAATGAAATATCAGTACCTGTGAAACCTCAAATTGAATTAAATGATTTTGAAATAAAGTTAATCAAGAAGTTGCGAACGCTAGATTCAAAAGGTGTGCATACTGTACGAACAATTCTTGAGATGGAGTTCGACAGGATCAACAAGCCTCATTTGACTGTTGTAGCCGCCCACAACGATGACTATTCAGAAGAACAACAACGACTAATGCGCGAGGATTTAGACGAACTATAATGGCGGGGTGACGCGGTGTCTATCTATGATAAGTTAATCGCTGATGCAGCGAGTTATGGATTAACTGTAGTAGAAAAGCATTTTAAATCGAATGCAAGGGGGTTAATTAAAGGCTCAAAGATTGGTATTAGAAAGGACATGCTAACTGTAGAAAAAGCATGTGCACTTGCTGAAGAAATTGGACACAATCGCACATCGATAGGTGACTTACTTGATCAATCCGATGTTAGGAAGCGCAAACAAGAATCACGTGCACGGCAATATGCTTATGAATGCATGATTCCTTTAGGTAGAATAGTACAAGCTTATAAAATGAGGATATTCGGAAGGTATGAACTGGCTGAGTTTCTTGGTGTGTCAGAAGAATTTTTGCAATCAGCGATAGATCGATATACTGAGAAATTCGGCATTTATGTTAAATACAATGAAAGATATACTATTAAACTATGCCCACTTGAGGTAATAGATAAATATAGATATAAGTATATTAATAGATAGATAATTAGTCCTCGCAAATCCAGCCGAAAGGCTTTTTTATATACAAAAAAAGAACATATGTTTGTTTTGGAGGGGATTAAATGGCAAAAGGTAGTATTGAAAAGCGAGGGGAAAACACATGGCGCTTAACGGTCGATCTGGGGCTTAATCCAGATGGCAGCCGAAATCGCCCGCGGAAGTCAATAACCGTAGAAGACAAAGCACTTCTAAAGACCACAAAGAAACTCCGCGACTTCTTGGAAGACCAGTTGCACATATTCAAGCAGGAAATTGAGGCAGGAGAATACATCAAGCCAGGGAAAATGACTTTCAATGCTTTTGTAGAAGAGTGGCGTAGTAAATACGCTATGAAAGGCCTTGCCTATAAAACAAGGTATACTTATGAATCCAACCTAAAAGTCAGGATATTGCCGACATTCGGACACATGAAGGTAGACGAAATAAAACCCCTCCATATTGCTGATTTTCTAGAAAAGCTTGGCGAGGAAGGGGCTTCAAAGAAAATAACAAAAAACGACACTAAGCAAGAACTGTCATCTGGCTCTATTGAGTTAGCACACCGCATATTGAAGAATATCTTCAAACGAGCAGTGAAATGGAAAGTGATTAAAGATAATCCCGCTGCGGCCATTGACAAGCCAAAGGTTAAACACAAAGATACCACGCCTTACAGTGAACACGAAGTCACCCAACTGCTATTAGCGCTCCATAATGAACCATTTCACTGGCGAATGATGATTACCGTCGCATTGACCACAGGTATGCGCCGTAGCGAACTACTAGGGCTAGAGTGGAAACATATTGATTGGAAAAGCGGCGTTATTGATATAAACCAAACAATGGTCCATTCATTAAAAGACGAATTTATCGTGAAGGAACCTAAAACTAAGAACTCCATACGCAAAGTATCCTTGCCCGCATCGGTATTGGAGGAACTTCGTGAATATTATTCCTACCGCGCAAAAGAGCGGGACAAGTTGGGGAAGTCTTGGAAGGGATGTAAAGATAAAATTGGAAACGAGTATCATTTTATTTTTTGCCATCCTGATGGAACGCCGTTTCACCACGAACGCCCGTATCTCTGGTTTCGCACTTTCATAAAAAAACATGGATTGCGATACATTAGGTTCCATGATTTACGACATACGTCAGCCACTCTCCTGATTAACCAAGGGGTGCACGCAAAGGTCATTTCGGAACGATTGGGGCATGGGGATATATCCACTACGATGAATATATATGGTCATGTACTACGCGCAGCAGACCAATCCGCAGCCGATAAATTTGAAAATATTCTAAACCTCAAGACCACCGCCCCCAATTCGTCCCCAAACACAAAGCATAGCACCTAAAAACCTTTATGTACCAAGGCACAAACGCACTCCACATGACTCGTATGTGGAAACACAAACACGGGAAATAAGGGTATTGTAATCCATAAAATGAGTAATATCAAGGACTTAATTCGCTCTTTAATTGTACCTAGTGGAACGTATTCTATGACTTGTCCCCAAGTCTGTCCCCAATTTGTCCCCAGCATGTGAGCAAAAAAAGAGCCGTTTGGGAAACTACCCGCACGGCTCTTTTTTTTATCTGAAAGTCAATTGAATCACCTTGCCAGTGTCGTCATTGTGGAAATAACCTGGTCTTACATTCGTAATTTCTTCAATTAATTGTCGCGGGAGACACAAATCAGAAACGAAGTCTTGTTTTGTTTTTAATCTGTTCTCCACAATCGCTTCAACTGCTTGTTTTAGCATTGACGGTTCTTCAAAAGGCAGTTCTTTATCTAGCGGCTCACTCTTCAGCATATTGTCTTTAGCTAGTTTTTGACGAATATATATATGTTGGTAATCACTAAAGACACCTAATGCGTTTGCTGTATATGCCATCATTTGAATAGACACTTTCCATCTATTTTTCAATGAGATGAGGTGATCTATAGATGTCGATACTACCTCAGTCCCAAAACTTGAACTTGGTAATAAAAAGGAACTGGCAAAACGGTTGGCTTCTTTTTCAATCAGTTTGTAAACTTCTTTTTTATTAAATTCTGTCTTTTTTAATTTTGAATGTAAGACAATGTGACCCAACTCATGAGCAATATCGAACCTCGATCTCGCTGAAGTTTTATCGTCACTAAGTAATATAAACGGTCTCCCACCTTCTCCAATTATAGAGCAAGCATCGATTGAGTAAGTTGTAGATGGAGAACGAGATACCACAGCACCTTTCTTTTCCAACAAAAGCACCATGTTACTTATCGGTCCAGCTCCAAGACCCCAGTGTTTTCGTAAATCAGATGCCATATGATCGATATCATTGAAGTCAGTTGGGATGTAATTCTCACGTTCAATAAATCTTGGAATATCTAGTGCAGGGAAGTTCAAATATTGGTCTAAATAGTTGTAAATCTCCTGCATATTGACAACCTTATTCGCATGAACATTTTTCGATTTCTGGGTTGCCATAGATTTACTTCTAAAGAAGACGACCGAGTTATTTTCAACAGCAATGGGTTTATAAAAATATGTTACTGGAACAGCTAAGGTGGAAGATAATTTGTCGAGCGTTTCATAACTAGGTGATTTTTTACCTTTTTCGTAATTCGATATAGACTGGTGCGATATGCCAACAATCTCTTCTAAATCAGTAAGTGTCAGCCCTTGAGCTTCTCGTGCTGCAACCAGCCTTGCAGGGACAAATTGAGAGAAGCGTTTATTTGCTTCCATTGTCCTCCACCTCTTCAACAAAGCTTTTTAATTCAATTAATTTTTCAGGAATAATTTTTACTTCAGGTTCAATTAGATTATCCTGTGAAGGAAGTGCATGCAATTCTTTAAGTATATCAATGCGGTCCATCCAACCTGCATCTCCAGGCATCCCGATGTTAATAAATTCAGGAGTATCCCCGCCACTGCTGAACGTTAAAAGCAAGTGATAAATATGAGAGTCATCCGAATAAATGGGTTCATTGCCGTAATTAAAATACGCCTGATTAGCCATTTGCTTCTTTTTCCTGAAATACGCCGGGCGGGCAATCTTATATTTGCTATCCACTTGACTGATTGTCATTTTTGAATTTCCTTTTTCAATTACAATGTATCTGTGGCTTTTATTTGAATTATATTCAAATTTAAAAGTGCATTCCAACTCGCCTTGATTAATCTTTTGTTGCATCAAAAATGCAACTGCGAGGGGTCTTAAATACCCTTCGTGACGCTTACCCAAATCCCAATTTAATATCGTAGTATGTTTTATCGCTTCCTTTGTTAAATGGAAAGCTTGCTCAACTATTGTAGCGATTTGAGAGCGAGTTCTCAAGGGAAAGTTGCTTCTTATAACATCCATTGCTGAAACAGGAATGACCATACCATTCATGACAAACACCTCCGTTTTGCTCTTTGCATATACTTTACTAAAATTCCTTGTTTTTTGCAACCCAAATAATCTAGACAACAAAAAGAGCCCTAAGGGAATGTGTCCCCGACTCTTTTTGTTGAAAAGTCACGCTTTCTTCTTTGCGCGACTTGCTTTGTATTGCTCTCTATTTTTGAAGCGAGCATCCCAAAACATTGTCTCCAGCATTGCAATCAATTTATCTCGATCAGCCTCGTTGACTTCCATCCCGCCACATATATCGTCCTGTGCTAACAAGAACTTCTTCAAATCCCGTCTATCCCTTGCAGTGCTCCACTCGGGAGCAGCGACTAAGAATTTCATCGGATCGCTTCCATCCTCCTCAGGAATATTTTTAGAATAATTTACATCGAATTTGCCAACTATCCAGCCCTTTGTGCAGCTAAGATATTGCCAATAATCAACACCCGCGGACCATTAGATGTAAAGCAATGTACATAGGCGTAGCCGTTTTGGACTCGCTTAACCAACACGCAACGCTTACTAAAGTTGCCTTGCTTGTCTTGATAAATCACATCGACGGTTTTTCCTACATGCTTGCTGAACATCGTAATCGCCTCCTGGTAAGAACGTTTGTTCTTATTATACAAGAACATGCGTTCGCTATCAAGACAAAAATTCGACAAATTCTGGTGAACGCAACATGCCTGCGCGGGTCCAATTGCGGAAGCGGACACGAATACCAATGGGCTGAATACGAACGAAGTCGCCACTCTCTCCCACTGCTATCTTATGCATCAAACCGTACACCGCTTTATTGTGTGTTGCCGGCACGGCTAGTTCAACGACACCTACCGTTCGCCCTTCATACTGTACCAGCCAACCAAACTTGCTCTTTCGGAGGCCGATAACTTCCACTTCAGCATAGGTGTAGTTGATTATCTTTTGCCATGCGTGGCTACGTCTACTGACATAGGAGCTGTGGCGTTGCTTGGCTACCACGCCCTCTAGACCTCTTTGCTTAATTACCTCAAAGAGGTTGCTCCCATTTCCGTCCACCTGGATAACACGGCTAAAATGTCGGTTGTTTGTGAGTACTTCATCTAATATCTCGCGACGCTCCAGCAGCGTTTTATAGCGCAAATCATTGCCGTCAAGTTGCAGAATATCAAAGACAAAGTAATGCACAGGCAAGGCGTCCATTACCTCATAAACCTTGCCAGGGCTGGTCATAAATCGGCGCATTACCGATTCAAAGCAAACAGATCCGTCCGGCATGACGCAAGCAACCTCCCCATCTAGGATGACTGAGGAGGCGTCTACAGGCGGGCTATGTAGCTCGGGGTATTTACTTGTTACATTATTATTGTGTCGCGTATACAGGCTCACAGCGCCGCATTGGAGCGACAGCAGCAGCCTGTGACCATCTATTTTGGGTTCATATAAACAGTTGGGATCGTCAAATATTAATTCGCGCTTATGCAGCAGCATCGGAGAAATAAACACTTATACCACCTCAAGCTAATTTTAGCAGTTGGTGGCTAGTAAATAACCGCGTAATTATTGGCAATCCTCCACCCTCTCTATGTCATGAATGGCAAACCAATCCCCTCCAACCATCACCCTTCTATGATGCTGGTCTATTCGTTCTACCACGCCGACCACCTGGAGCAGTTCCCATTCGTCAAACATTTGCAGCGTGACGATCACGCCAGTCTGCTTGGATTCGATCAACAACCGGTTTACCTCCTCCAGTTCCTGTTCGTCCAGCTCCCGACGCTGCCTTCTCTTAAAGCCTTCGCGGTATTTAATGTTTTCCAGCTTATGTTCTGGCAGCATCATGCGGGACGATTCCCATAACCCGTTGCCTTGCAATTTTTTACTCACTTGTAATGCCCTCCGATCTTAGCCGCTCTGTCCTGCGCCTGCCCGGCAGTCGTGAGAGATACCGCCCTAAGTATAGCTGTATCCCCATATTTCCGTTTGAGCGCGTCTGTAGCCTTCTCCAGCGCCATGAGCTTTTCTCTGCCTTCCACGTCCTCAAACAATGACGCTTGGTATTCGTCCCCCGCGCTGAAGCCGGTCAAACTAATGCCGATACGCCGCACCGGATTGCCATCCCAATGCGACTTGAAAAGGTCGACCGCGGCATGGTAAATGTGATTTGTAACGTTGGTTGCATCAAGCATTTTGGACTGACGGTTGAAGCCTGTCGGACGGTCGTAGTTGGCTCCCGCGCAGCCCACTGTTACCACAGCGCCCTTAACGCCAATGCTCCGACAGCGCAGGCAGACCAGCTCCGTAAGCTCCAAAATTATTGTTTTGATCTCTTGTAGTGTCGCGTAATCCCTGGGCAGGGTCATCATATGCCCAACTGATTTAGGCGGCACCTGATGCGTACCAGGCGTGACAGGGCTGGTGTCGATGCCGTTGGCAATCTGCCAATACAAGGTTGCATCAATATCCGCTTGGCGTCCAAAGCGGCGGCGCATCATTAACTTGAGTTGGTCCAACGGGGTTTTGGCAAGCTCGCCTATTGTGCGTATCCCCATGTACGTAAAATGCCGCGTCATACGGCTGCCAGCCATAAAGAGCTTATCAATAGGGAGTTGCCATAACGTATCTTGCAAGGTGTCCTTATACAGCGTGTAGATGCCGGATTTATTCTTTTTGGCGTAATTATCACATGCCGTCTTCGCCAGAACCTTCGTCTCCCCGATTCCGAACCGCGTATAGATGCCCGTCTGCTGCAAGACGGCTTTCTGAATTTCTGCGGCTAATGCCTCCGGTTCTCCGTTGCCATACAGATGCATCGAACCCGTAACATCCAAGAATTGTTCGTCGATACTATACGGCTCCACAAGGTCAGTGAAGTTCATGTAAATCTTTGTAATAAACATTGATAACTGAATGTAAGTTTCCATCCGCGGGCGGACTATTACAAGGTCGGGACATTTAGCAATTGATTCACCGATCCGTTCAGCAGTCGTAATGCCATAAGATTTGGCAATAGGGCAAGCAGCAAGAACTATGCCAGACCTCCGTGCAGGATCGCCAGCCACCACCACTGGCTTATCACGATATTCCGGGTGCTCCATCTTTTCGACGCTGGCATAAAAGCTTTGGCAGTCCGCCAAGAAGATAACTCTTTTCCGCTCCATCTCATCACGCTCCTATAGGAACATTTGTTCCCATAATAGCAGGTGGACATACGCTTTGTCACTAAGGAAAATTTTCCTGGGCAACAAAAAAAGCAGAAGGGTTACCCCTCCTGCTCCTCTTGATACTCCAGAATCTCCCCGACAGTGACGCCAAGGAAGCTACAAAGCTTATCTAGCGTATCCATATCGACCCGACGCGCCTTGTCATTATATAAGCCTGCCACCGTATTTATAGCCAATCCCGTACCGCGGACTACATCCCTTTGGTTCAGGCGTTTGCGCCCCATTATTTCGCTCAAGCGATTCACTATCATAGCAATCCCTCCATGACAGTAAATATACACTAATTAAAATAAAACATCAACATCCTGATATTTTGTATTGACTACTTGTATTAGCTTGTGGTATATTTATATCAGGAAGTTGATACACAAGACTTCCCGAAAGGGTGAGAAAATGCAAGATTGGGCAACGCTCTTATCCTCGCTAATACAGCTAATCGCAGCCTGCATCATCTACAAGGCGGCAGGGCGAGAAAAGAGCAACAAAAAAGGAACCCAGCGTAAGCGACGGCGCAAACGTAAATAGGTTCCCTTGGAGGGAAGTTAAGGGCTTCCCTCCTCCCAATCTTAACATAAAGCAAGGCAAAATAAAACTTGGGAGCGTGAATGAAATGGAAGCAAAATATCAAATGACAATCAATGCAGACGTTATGAGCGCCATCAACATGGCTTTGTCGGATCGGAGATATAAATTAATGGATTGGGTGAAAAGCAATCCAGGTAAAAGCCCTTATTGTGAACGTGAATTGGCTGCGATAGAGCAAGCGCAACAGGCACTGAACGGCGCACTTTACACGGAAGACTGATCAAGGGGCTTCGGCCCCTCCTGAAAATCGGCCGGCGGGCTTACGCGGGGAGGTGACAGGTCATGGCAACGGCAATTAAGGTCATAGCTGCCCTGGTGCTGCTGGCAGCGGCTGTGAGGTTTTGGCGTAATCGTAGATAGCAGTTAAGCCCCCGCTGATTAGGCGAGGGCTTGTTGTTTATTTAAAAACTCCCGCCCGGTGAGTGATCGTCAGCAGCCGATAAAAGTCATGGCTACCTTGCTTAGTATCGATCACCCCAGCAGCTACAGCAGCATCAACAGCTGCCTGCGCCCATGCCGGGACCTCCGCAAGCTTGGCGCGGTCCTGCAAAGCTTTGATCTGCTTGGCCTGCCCCTCTATCACTACCCCCAAGTGTGTGTTGGCTTGCGCCAGTGTTGCTACCTGACCTTGCAACTCTTTAAAAGCAGATAACTCTTGCGGTGTCATTGGCTCACCCTCCTGTAGTGCATTTCGCACCATATTCTTAAATGTTGTCCACCCTGCCCATGTCCCCTTATCGTACATGAGCCGCGGGCATATCTTGCTCGACCAGTCATAATGCCGCCGTAGCCGATCAACGCCCCAGCCACGCTCCTTGAGCAGCTCGGCGACCAGGCGGGCGGCATTTTGCAACGTTTGGGCATAGTTGCCGCTCTCGCATATCTCGATACCAATAGACTTGCGGTTGCCAGTCCCGCTGCCGCCGTCACCTGCATGCCAACCCACCTCTGTAAGAGGCAGGCACTCAATAGCACGATTTTGGTCAATAACGATATGATATGAAGCTTTGCGGTCATTGCTGGGGTTTGTTAGCCACAAGCGCTCGTTGAGGGCGGTGCTGTTGGCGTTGCCCGTATTGTGGATAGTGATGTACTCTGCCGCCATTGCCAGACCTGGGCGGCGGTCACAGGGCGTCGTGCGGGGGATGTGGTTAACGATGTATTCCATCGTCCTCTGCCCCTTCCTTCGCTTGCTTGATGAACTGATGACCGTACACCGCGAACGCCCCAGCTAGGATACCCTGCACCACTGCCGCAGGTGTCCAGCCAAGCGTAAAGCCTGCTCCTGCCACCGCCAGCAGCGTCACGATGTAGACGATAGACCAGTCAGGCACCCGCGGTGTGCGCTTAAGCACGTACCCGACTACCCAACAAGCAGCGACTACTGCAAGCAGTTCAGCTGGTATAAAACCAAAAATAATGTTCCAATCCATTGATCATCTCTCCCCTACGGCGTTAAGCCGCCTTTTAATATAAATGTCACTAAAGCTATAAGCACGGCTCCAATGACAGTGCGCCACAAATACTTTTGATTGTCCTCGATCTTGTCCAACCTTTCATTTGCCTTTAATGCCAAGGTTCCAGCATTTTTCGCAACATCATCTGACTTATCCAATTTATCCACAAGTTTGTTCACACTTATTGCCATATCACTGATGGCGCGGGTATTGTTTTCTTGCATAACTTCTAATCGCCCCACCTTTACGGCAATGTCATTTAGGGTTTGCATTTCCTGCCCCAATGTACCGCCCTCCCCCATATAAAAGAGCCCCGAAGGGCTCCCGTAATCTACTACAAAATTTGGTGCGATGACATGGCGCGATTACCAGTACCCGTTTGGCTTACCGATACAAAAGCGCCATTGCCGAAGCATACAGCCGACCAAACGTTAGCTGTTGGAGCGGATCGAATAATCCAATTTATCCCGTCTGGTGAGGTCATTATTCGTTCATCTGTACTTTCGGAGGTGCCACCGGTAGCTACAAACAAGCCATTGCCGTAGTAGACCGCTGACCAATAGTTTGCATTTGGACTCGTTCGTTCGGTCCAATTTATTCCGTCCGGCGAGGTCATAATCTTGGAATACCCAACTGCCACAAACAGACCATTTCCGTAGCAGACAGAATTCCAACTCCCAGTGACCGAACTTGTACGTTCGGTCCAAGTAATGCCGTCGGGTGAGGTCATGATTCTAGATGAAGACCCAACTGCCACAAACAGACCATTTCCGTAGCAGACAGAATTCCAAGAGTAACTTGCGCTTGTCCGGCTTGTCCATGTGATGCCGTCTGGAGAGGTCATGACCCGGTTACTACCGGAATCGGCTACTGCCACAAATAAGCCATTTCCGTAGCAAACCCCATACCAAGAATTGCTTGCACTTGAACGTATAGTCCAATTAATGCCGTCAGGGGATGTCATTACACGAGTTGTTCCAGTAATCGCTACAGCTACAAAAAGCCCATTACCATAACAAACGGATTGCCAGCCGCTATCTGCCGCACTTACTCGGCTTGTCCATGTGATGCCGTCTGGAGAGGTCATGACCCCATTTCCGGTACCGCCAACTGCCACTGCTACAAACAAACCGTTGCCATAACAAACAGAACGCCATGAAAGGTTTACTGGCGTCGAACGGACAGTCCATAACGCTCCTGCCTGTACCGCTGGCAAAGCTCTAATACTCGCTTCCAATGTTGCGAATGGTGCGTTCGCCGCCACTGTACCGCCCCTGTCAGTGATCGCGGCGGCAATACGAGACTTACCGTCACTGACAGATGTAAAAAGCTCGTTTACCGCTCCTACAAGCGTTGACTTGGTCGTGGTTTGTAGAGCAGCAAGATCGCCGGTCTTTACGGCAACAGCCTGGGCAGTCCGCAGCGGCGTCATATCCGTTCCATTGTCTATTCCTGCCTCGGCCTGCGCCTGCGTAGCAATTGCGCGATTCGCCTGCGCCCCCGCCCCAATACCGTCCAACTTCGCCTTGTCCGTGGAACCCATCAGCCCGTTAGCTGAGATTGTGGCGACCGCCGTAGACGCCTTTGCATTCCACGCCGTCCGCTCGGCAGCGGTGATATGCTTTACGTTGTCTGCCGTGTGGGCATCGAGGTCAAACCGCGTATTATCGCCGTGCGCCTCTACCCAATCGATAGCTGCGTCTTGCACAACGTCATGCGTTTGCAGCTTGGCGGTATCCTCCACCAGTTGACCGACTACGCTGCCCAGGCTCGCCTCATACCGGATCGCGACCGTTGAGGGGATGGCGGTATAGGCGTAGCGGTCGAGGACTTGATAGGTGACGTAGTAGTCAGCGTCGGGGTCGTAGTCCGCTATCGGGATTAGCGCCCTTTCTCCTCGCTCCGTCAGGTTGTAACCAATCGGGCGAATCGTCCATGCTGAAGTTTCGTCATCCATCCCTTTGTAAATCCCCAAGATTTTGGTTGCACCATACTCCAAAAATTGAACCGGATCGCGTAAAGGTGAATTAATTTCCATCCATGTGCCATCTGCATTGGGGGCTGGTGTTACTTTCTTCCTCCAAATCACCCCTGCCATTACCTCCATGCTATTTGGTCCGGGATGCAGCGATATGCCTGGCGTACCGACCTCCGTGACTTTTGGCGTGGCGCGGACGTAACTCATCAAATAACCGGGGTAGTCCGTCGCCAGCACGGTTGGTACTGACGTAACAGCTCCTGTATTATTTGTTGCGTCCCAGCGCGTCCATGTCTTTGTACCGCTACCGTTATAAGGCGTCCCGAAAGTGCCGTTATTCATCTTCCAGCCGAAAAAATAAGCCGATATCTCAGCCGCTAACGGCGTATAGTCCTCGCCCCAACCGCTATCTGCCACGGCAATCGTTATAAACAAGTTATTACCCGATAGGCGAGCGTAATCAGGTCCGTTATACCCGCCACTTGCGGCAGGCATTAGCGGTTTGCCGTCATACTTGGATACCAGTTGCGATGCGTCTCGACCAGGAACGGCTGCTAATGACGTTTGCACCCGTTTGAATCCGGTATGAGACTGCGTAAATGCCCAAGTGCGGGAACCTCCGAGAGATACGTCCTTTTCCCAAAACTCCGTCAGCACTCGGGTACGGCTGTCGTACTGATCGGATGGCAGCCCAACGATACCCCCCGCCAGCTTTGCGGAAAGCGTCCATAGCTGGTCTTGCCGCGGGACGAAGCTTGGCGGCAGATCGGCGGCGGTTCCGATGACTAACATCCAATTTTTAAAAGTAACAGTTCCCGCAACAGATGAACCAAAAAATACTGTTACACTCACCACACCGCTGACAGGTGTAAATGGGATAGTTGGATCACTGCCTGTGACAGCAATTGACGATCCAACCTGTGTTCCGCTGGCATTATATGAGTTAATATAAACTCTGCTGATAGCAGACGGTGCTGTTACCTTAAAAAAGTATGATTGCCCGGCCATAACGCCTATAGACTGTTGCGTCCATTGATTTGCTGCCGTTGCATTAAGTGTCATATCATATTGACCGTTAATCACCGCGTTGGCATGGACTTGTGACGGAATGCCGCCCATTAGGTTATGCCCCGGATGCAGCAGCGCCAGCCCTTGCGTATGCTGAGTGCCGTCAACATACGGAAACTTCGCCGTCAGCTTATCGCCGGTGTACTCGGGATCGCTACCGATTTTTGCGTAAGTTTCGGTGTCAACTTGATAGATAGCGACTTTTGTAACGGTTAGATAGTCGCCAACAACCCTTCCAGTTGTTACGGGATCAGCGACATACAGTGCAATGCGATTGCAACCTGATGGTATTGTAATCCTGCCTGCAATTACCGTGGCATTACTAGATGTAATAGGCGTATTGATTTGTGCAAAAGTCGTTCCTGAGGTTAAGTCCCTGGCAATCAAACCAGCGGAAGCTCTTGTAGTTTGAACTTCTGCCAAACATAAATATTGTTCACCTGGCATTACATCTATTCCGCCTACTGTTGTGGTTCCGTTCATTACCCCCATCGCGGAATTCGCGACGCCCGTTACCTCAATACGCTGCCGCCGAGTCCCGTCTGTATCTGTGGTAACAGAGTAAGTCACGCCTGTCACACCGTACTCAATCCATCCTTGTGCGACACCGAGACCGCTCACCGTTCCCAGCATCCGCGCGGTCTGCGGTGGTACTTTATTACTCAACGTCCGCCCGCTCGCCGCTACCTGTAAAGGCGTAGCCCTATCCGATAAGACTACGTTTTGACCAGGAACGAGGTTAGCCTGGAGGCTGGCGGCTTCCTTGCCGTCCGCCGCGAGCTTCGTAAAGTTTTCCCTAATGGCGTCCCAATCCAACGACGTAAAATTCCGAGCGCATTTGGTGCCGGATACCGCCCAGCTCCTCGCTTGACCTCGTACGCCGCGGGTTACGCTGCTCAGTGTGTTGCCCGTCTTTGCGCCGTACAGGATTACCTCAACTTGCTCACCACTCACCAGTGCCATGATATTGGGAGCTGGCGGCAGTGCATTGCCATCCACAACGGTTATCGTTGTCACGGTGTCATTTATCGCTGCTGCTAGTGTAGTGGTAGGGCTACCGACCATACCGGGGTACATTGTTGTAAGCTCCACATTATTTCCTCCTTGCTTTATTGGTACTGTGTCTGACCTCGGTTTCGCGCCCTAGTAGTGGATCGCGCTTATGAGGTTTTGCTTGAGCTATTTCAGATGATCCGAATCCCGCGGGAATGTTATGATGGTGCGGGTCCCTTATTTGGTCTTCATAGCAACGCAGGTCCCGCCCCAGAATGTACTCCAGCGTTCTATGATCATACGCCCAATCTCGTCTACCTATCGTTACCGTTAGCTTATAATCAGTGCCAGGAAACATAAGGTCTAGCATCTCTTGCGCCTTCGCCCTCACAGCATCCATCTTTTTGATTTCTTCTATGTCCATCCCTTTACCCATCTCCTTATATGCGAATAACCCGCAACCAAAAGGGTCGGGGTTCGGTAATATATGGTATACTCAAAATAAAAAAACAGGAGGTTTGATGATGAAAAAGCTTATCCTTGGCTTGGTCGTCGGGCTGCTGCTCGGCTCAGCTATGACCGCACTCGCAAGTAACGAAAAGGTATTGGCTACGTTTCGGAATGACTTTAAACTGGTTATAGGCGATAAGCCTGCCAAGTTGGAGCAAGCCCCGCTCGTCTATGATGGTAAATCGTATTTGCCAGTTAGAGAGATTGCAGGACTGCTAGGGCATGATGTAGGTTTTGAGCAAGATACAATCATATTAAATAAAAAGGAAGTGGATGAAGTGATACAGGAAATCGACTTGGATGAATGGATAAGCTACAAGGATTTAGCTGTTAAAAACAATGCTTTTGCTGGTCAAATTACAACAGGCAGCTTATTCTCTCTTGTACTACCTGATTTAAGAGTGTTATTCTCTTTTGATGCGGCAGAACTTAATGAAAATGGCGAACTAGTTGTTGATTCGCTGGACGGGAAGAAAATCAGGCTAATTCAATACAACGGAAGGACATTTATTAATAAAAGTGACATTAAGAGTGTTGACGAAAGTATAGTTACTGAATAATTCAATAGTTCCCTCCACCCCTACTCTGCACAAAAACCTGAGACACAACAGATGCAACAATTCTTCCGAGGCTGTTTGGCACAATGGAAATCGTATGCCAAGCACCTCTTTTTATTTTGCCTTCATCGTCCTTTTCAAGGAATGGCACAAGGTCCACATTGCTTCCACTTACTCCAGCGCCAGGCACTTCGTTTCCATCTACTCTTAGAGTAACCCCTGTTGGTGTTGGACCTTCATATATGCCGTGCTCAATTCCATGTGTATGCGCCGGTATCTGGTGGGTATGAGGCATGTCATGTGTGTGGCCCGGTACGCTGTGAACGTGTTCCATTCCGTGTGTGTGGTCCATTTCGTGCGAATGCGGATCAATCGTTATGTCATGAACATGAGCAACAGAAGTCATTGCATGGGCGTGAGGCGGGTCTCCAGCCAACTCCATGAAATCAGCCGGAAGAGGTTCCGGGTTACTTAGTCTCCAGTAATTTGTGCGCGTAGTCGGGAAAGATCCGCCACCGCTTGATGTGGTGGTTTTACTACTAGGTCCTGTTGTAACAAGGCTGCTCGGTCCACTTGTCTGAGTAGGGTTAGAAGCTGTTGTGCTGGTGCTGCTGGGTCCACTCGATGTAGAAGGAGCCGCAGCCAATGACCTCGTATAGCCCCGAAATGCTTCTACTTCATAAAAGAGCATCAGTTTATTAACCCGCGCCGTTTCTTCCGGAACCCACACCCTTAGAACCGCGGGGTGCGTCGGGTCGCAGTTATCGGCAAAAGGCTGGGCGTACAAATTGGTAGCGCCTTGGGCGTTCACTTCCTCGATCTTCATGCGGTTCTGTAGGTCGTTGAATGTCCCGCTTATGGTTTGCTGCCGGTTCGCTATCTCAAGCTCTACGTCGCCCGGTGCGCCTCTTACGTTGCGCTTGCTGACATTTACCACCCTAACAATCACGTCGCCTATATCGGGGTCTTGGACACGCACAAGCGTTCCTGTACGAAACCGGTCCACCGGATCGCTGGTTAAAGCGTAAAGTTCCGAAGCGCTCACCGTATATGATAGGCGGGGGTCTTTGGATTCTGCGAGCATCGCCTCAGACCTCGCCAGCAGCGTCTCAGCGCTCGTAAAGCGCCTGTCTGCCCATACGTGCGCCTTAACCCCATAACGGGTAATTGAGGCGTTGTCTTGGATGTAGGGCAATCCACCATTGATGTCCGCGAAGTTGAGTTGGTTTACTCCCTCCCCATATCCCAGCGCATATATGCGATTGACAAGGTTGCTTGGGTCCTCGGTTTTTGAAATGCCGCGCATGTTTTTGCCGTACCGAATGTATGCCTGCACCTGTTCGGCTGGACGTACAAGATTAAGCTTCCAAGGGTAAACCCGGGTGTCAAATGTCCATTGGTAGTCCTCGGCAAACACCTTCGGGACACTGAACAGCGCAGCCAACAGACCGGCGTTCTCCCACGAATATTCAAATTGCCTTGCGAAATCCACAGTTCCAAGCTGCCAACGCTCCGTGGTTTGCTTGCTCAAGATGTACTGGAGCACATCGGATGTATAAACCCCAAGGTTGCCGATTTGATGGTACTGAAAGAGCACGTCGTCCAGCAGCGTCGCCAGCACATGCTCACAAGTGTACTTGATGACTTGGGTTTGCTCGGTCCGCTGCGCCGTCTGTGGCAGGATGCGAAACAGTTCAAGGCGTTCGTTGCCGTCCCACAGCTCAACATAATGAAACGGCCGGCAATATTCGTTCTTTGGATCATCCAGAGGCATTTCGAAACTCGCAGACCAGACGGTATTCATTGGGGTTTCATACCCGATGTTCGTTGCATTCTCAAGCATGGCGAGTTTCTTCATATTCAGGTCATAAATGGTGATGCTTGATTTGCGCATATGCCCTCCTATACAAAGCGATCGCGATGCGTCAGCCGCAGCCGGACCGTGCGCCCGCTCTGGTCATCGGTGTAAAGTATTTCGTTCGTGCCGGTGTTCAGATCAAAAAAATCGCCCTGCATTAGATGCAGAGCGTTCTGGTTATTCATCATGAATTTGAGCTTGTCGCTATCGATAATGATCTTGCTGCCAGGCGTAAACTCCCCAACAAACGATATCATTTCGACTCGGTTCTTCCCAAACTCTACCATTGTTCCAAGCTTCATTTCGACTTCAAAAGAGCCATATGACTCTTTCCCTGCTGCAAAATCCGTGGACAAAGATTGTTCGATCAAAAAACTCGCTAGTTTATCACGCACAAAAGAGAAGCCGTCCATGAGCTGCTGGGAAACGTCAAATGCCATAAAGTATTGGGCGTAAATTTGCATCGTAGACGATAGCTGCATCGAGACATCGAACGAACCAAATATTTGAATTTCATAGATTCGATCGAATGGCATATTGTCGAATTGCCCTGTGTCAAACATTAGCTCAGCCTCAGTACGCCGTTGCCGATTGTCAATGTGAGGCGTTCGCCGGCATTAATCGTCCTGGCGTTTTGTAACGCCCCAAACGTAATAAGTGTGCCTGCCGTTGCAGCAGTCCGTATGCCAAAATGAGTAATCGTACCCCAATCAGCGGTAGCAATGGGAAACAAGATTTCGGCAAGGTTTTTTATTGTCTGCTGCCCCGCCTCAACCGCTGGAACACTAAATGTGATAGGCTGCCTAACGTATGCCCCGCCACTTACCTCCGTGCCGGTATCTGCGGCGGTGGGGCTTGTCGTATAGAGCGCCAGAAAGACTGTGCCTGTGCGAAACTCTTGGTTAAGGATTGCTATCGCCCGCGCGTTAGAAAATCCCATAATATCACTCCACTCTGTACTCTACCTGTAAGGCAAAGTTTGTTATTGTCTGGCTGCCCTCATTGACCAACTCAATAAGAACCGGGGTACTAACATTCCCGGCGCTCTCGATAAGTAAGGTGTACGGCGAAGCCGTAATGACATCCTGAAAAATCTGGTCAACATTGGCATAGGCAAAGGGATCGAAGGCAATCAGCGGCAACGTAAAAAGCCCCAAAGAGCTGTATGCAATACGCTCTAATGGGGCTGATCCACTGTATCTTGCTATATAGTATTTGTCGGGCTCCCAATCCCTCTGCAACTTAATGTAACGTGGTCTGCCGTATTGATCAGTGAGGTGTTGGGCAAGCCTCCTCACAAGGCGCTGAAGCTCTACAGCGGACACGTTAGTATAGTCAGTGCCATTGGGGATGAAGGCGCATTTGTACGTAAACGGCTTTGGCTCCAGTTCGGCACCGAAGTCATACAAGCCATGCTTGCCATCAATCTGCATCGTTTTATCGCGCGTGGAGGGGATTAGGGGTTCCTCCGACTCCTCCAACACGCGGAACCCCAAATTAATGTCGCGCACTCCCCCAAGGGTTATGCTCATGTCGCCCCCTCCAATCGATATGATAATGATGTGTTGCCGGCCTGATGCTCAGATACAACCTCCGTTACTATTTTGCCATCCAAGTATACCGGCACTCGCAATGTGATATGCGGTTGTTCTCTGCTCGCTAGTTCATCCGCTGCGGAAGCAATCACGCTGCCTTGGCGATACTGCGGCAACGATGCGTCAGGCACATTCGCGGACCACATTTCAATGTCCGCTGCATCCGCAATTTCGTCTGCCGCCCTTGCCACTGCGTTAACCTGTCCTTCCATGCCAATGGCAAGCCCCTGCCCGATAAACTTGCCGATTGCGACCATGACGCGAGATGGTGACTTGATCTGCAAGGCGTCTTTAATGCCTTCTGCCAGCGATTCTGCGAGGGAGTTCGCTGCATTAACCACCTGTTTCGTGCCGGCAGTAACGCCTTGCACAACCCCATTAACGACTTGCAGCCCATATTCTTTCGCCTGGTTGATCGCCCAGCGTTGCTGACCGGCGTCTCCCGTCTGAATCAAGCTATTCAGGTATGCTGACTCATTCGCCACATTCACTTTCCCGACCATTGCCAGCATCTCATTTACCGCCGATTGAATGCTCTGTTTGGTGCTGTTCAGCCCTTCCAGCAGCTTCTCGCCAAACGACTGCCCGGCATTCTGCCATTCCGGATTGTAGGTTTTCAACAGATCGACAAGTTCTTTGTTGTTTTTATCGACCGCCAACCGCCGCGCTTCCGCTTGCAAAGCTTCTTCACTGTTGAGTTCCGCAAAATGGGTCTTGGTGGCATCCATCTGCTCCTTGAGGGATGTCTCCACTGCCGTAGCCTTATCCTGTTCGTGCTGCTTCTTGGCCGCCAATTCTTCTTGTAAGGCTTCTTTTTTCTCGGCAGCTTGCTCGCGTATGCGATCCATTTCAGAACGTAAAGCATCGATCTGCTGTGTACGTTGCTCAAGCAGCATCTTGCGCTGGCGCTCGGTAATCATGTCGTTGAGCTCAGTGGTTATCTTGGCGATTTCATCTGCGGATGTTGCGGCAGCCAGTGCCTTTTGCTTCTCGGCAAGCTTCTTCTGATAAGCTTGTTCCTCAAGTTCCTTCTCTTCTGCCTTTGTTTGACCGTTAATGCCGTCGATCTGGTCCTGGAGCAGCTTGAGGGCTTGCTGAGTCTCAAAATCTAGCGTCTTAATCTTTGCTTTGTATTCCTTGTCATAGCCATCGATAATAGCCGCAGAGGCTTCCTTGTGCTTCTCCACTTGTTTCTGGAGCGATGCAGTAATGGCAGCTTCTTCTTCCGCGTAACGGCGCTTGAGGGCTGCGGTGATGGCTGATCCAATCTTGTCAATGTTGCGGACCATATCGTTATAGAGTTGGTCGGCATCCTTTTGCATGGTTTTTGCAACACTTGATTGGACGCTGTTGATTTCCAAGTCTACCTTGCGAATATGCTCTGCTGTTTTGGCATAAGTTTCCTTTACCTTTTCGAGTGCTGCAACATACTCGGAAGTATCAATGTTACCCATTTCGAACTGGTACTGTGTATCTTTCAGTGCCTCAGTAAAGGCTTTATTGGTCGCAGTAGCAGCTTTTTTAGCAGCCGCTTCCGCTTTTTTGGACTTTTTCTCTATGCCGACCGCCAGGCCTTCGGAAATATTCTCGCCATATCCCGTCGTCAGCTTGGAAGGTGATGCGATCCCGAAAAAGTTCTTGATGCCGTCCCCTATACTCTTGGCTACATCTTTGGCTTTGTTTACAACGGCATCTTTCATTGCGCCGATACCGTTGATCAAGCCCTGAATGATATTCTTGCCAATTGTTTTCATGGTTTCTAGCACGTTTCCGAATAAATTCTTGATGCCGTCCCAAACGGATCGGGCGACACCTTCTATTGCATCCCACGCACCTTCCCAATCTCCTTTAAGGATAGAAAGGAACAGTTTTATGATATTGGATATGACGCCGATCGCAGTGTCGATTACGATCTTTATAGTGTCCCAGACGAATTCAATTATCGCCTTGACATTGTTAAATGTCGTCTTAAACCACACCGTGATTGTGCCGCCCCAGGTATCCCAAAACTCTTTGATAAGGCCAAAGACGAACTTAACCGCACGGAACACACCATCAAAAACGTTCGACCAGACAATTTTCAAGATTTCAAACGTGTCCTTGAACGCCTGTACAATGGTGCCGCCCCACTTATCCCAAAATGCTTTGATTTCGTTGAATAAAAACTTAATAAAATCCCAAATTCCTTTAAAGATGTTCGACCATAGTGTTTTGATGAAATTAAGATAGATGTTAAAAGCGGCGGTAATGTCATCCCCCCACTTGTTCCAAAACTCCTTAATCGCACCAAAAACCATTTGAATATACGATCGGATTATTTCAATGGCAGCAGAAAAAACGCTGGAAACAAGTTCCCACGCGCTGCGGAAGAAGGCAGTTATTTCACCGCCCCACCGATCCCAAAATGCCTTTATCCAGTCGAACACCGTTTGTACAGCCAGCTTAATTGCATCAAAGGCAACTACAGCGGCATTTTTAATCCAAGCCCACGCCGCATCAAGTTTGTCCCGCACTTCATCGTTAGTTTTATATAAATAGACTAGACCAGCGGTTAAGCCAGCAATAGCCGCAACCACAATACCGACAGGACTGACAATGGCAGCCAATACGGGCATTAGGGCTGAAATCGATGTTATGATCGGTCCAATGACCAAGAGGAGCGGACCAAGGGCGGCAGCCAATGCAGCGACGGTTATAATCGTTGTTTGCATGGATGGGTAGAGTTCTGTGAACCACCTTGCCGCTTGCTCAAGCATATCGATAAAAGGCTGGGCAGCTTCAAGGGCAGACAAAAAAGCCGGCATTAAGGCGTCGCCTAATGTTATGGCGATGTCCTGTAGCCGGTTCTTGAATATCTGGATGCGGCTTTCAAACGTCTCGTAACGTTGTGCCGCCTCATTGGTTAGAGCTGAATTTTCTTCCCACGCCCTGCTGCCAAGTTCCAGGGCATTTCTCATTGTATCGCCAGCGCCGGCAGACCTGAGCAAAGCGTCGCGCAAGCGGATTTCAGATAGTCCCAAGTCCGACAAAGTTTCAAATACATTACCGCCAGCAGCATCAATCTTGCCAAGCCCCTCGATAAAAGTCACTATGGCTGTTGCAGCATCGTCGCGGAATGCCTCCTGAAATTCTGCCGAGCTCATGCCAGCCGCTTTGGCGAAGCCCTCAAGCCCTTTGCCGCCCACCGCCACTTCATTGGCGATTTTAATCATCAGGTTACTAAATGCCGAGCCGCCTGCCTCTGCGTTAATACCGACCGCCGCCAAGGCTCCCGAGAAGCCTAATATCTGCGCCTCAGTCATGCCGACAACATTACCAGCACCTGCAATCCGCAAGCCCATCTCGACAATCTCAGACTCCGTGGCGGCGAGGTTGTTGCCTAATCCGACGATGGTTGCCCCAAGGCGATCAAAGTCCTGTTGGTTCATATTTGTGATGGTAGCCAGGCGGGCAAGAGCCATTGCGGCATCTTCGCTGCTCATATTTGTTGCTACACCCATATTCACCATGGTCTTTGTAAAACCAAGTATTGCGTCATTTTGGATACCGAGTTGCCCGGCAGCTTCCGCGACTTTAGCAATCTCTGTGGCTGCTTGGGGCATGTTCTTTGCCATATCCCTTATGCCCGCCCTAAAACCCTCCATCTCCGCTTCGGTGGCATCCACCGTCTTTCGGACACCCGCAAACGCCGATTCGAAATCAGATGCTGCCTTGATACTTACACCACCCAAAGCAACCAACGGTCCAGTGACGAGGAGGGATAAGTCAGCACCAAGGGATGTTATGGATTTGCCAAGGTCATTTACGTTTGCTGCAAACTTTTGGACTGCGGTTTGCGAATCGTTAAGGCTACCACTCAGACCGCTCATGTTGCCCAAAATGCCGACCGTTAGATTACCAAGTAAACTCATGCCCCTCCCCCTTCCGGTCGCTTGATACGGTCGCCGTATGCCTTCTTAAAGGCTTCTCGATCCGGCTTGTCATCGGTCACTTTTGCTTTCTTTGGCTTATCCTTGGCACCAAAAAGACCAACCGCAATGCGATTGGTCAGGATGTTTGCCTTATTCTCCTCATGCTCCATTCCGTACTCGTAATACATAAAAATCTGCTGCATTGTCATGCGTTGTAGCATATAGTCTGGCGTTGCCCAAGCGAACATGCTACCCACCCGCGCAAAGATGCGCCCCAACTCTATTGGCTGGGGCTTTCCTCGTTTTTTCCTTCTTTCGCTGCCACCTTCTCGGCTTTTTCCCGAATTGGTGCCATTACGAATTCAAGCATGGCTTGCAATTGCTCAAAACTAGTATTGTCAATCAGCCATTGTGGCGTAATTTTAGGGAATGACGGCTTGCAAATTTTGCAAACCAAATCAAGAACAACGTTAAAGGAGTCCTCCCCCTTGAGTTTGTCTTTCTTTTTTTCAATCTCAAGGATTACGCCGGAGGGGATGATCGAAACATCAATTTCATTGCCCTTCAATTTGACAATGCGGGGCTCAGGTATGAGCGCATCAAGATCAAGAATGTTAGACATTTATTAAGCCCCCTGCTCGTCGTAGATTTCGAATAGCTGCTCGCCAACCGGGCGGCTTGCATCCGGGCTGCCTGTCATACGGATAGGTGTCATTGCAGGATCCTCGGCGTCCGCCTCCGGGAAGGTAATGTTCAGCCCGCTTTCTGGGGAAGCATTATATACAGTGATGCGGAACTCCTTGCCGGCATCATTATAGTTGGTAATGCGAGCTACGCGTGGTTGGAACGTACCCAAGCCGCCAGACAACAGCCGCTTAGCGGATACCGGCGTATACGTGTAACCCACATTTACTGTCGCGCCATCAGTAATAGCACCGCCAGGGACGCGCGAAATGACTGTATAGCCCGCCGAATCAACGCCCAAGATATAATCTGTGCCAAGAGCATGAGTGACAGCGCCAGCAGCGTTTTTGACTGTCACAGCCGTCACAATCGATCCATTGCCGTTTTTGTTTGCCAAGCGCTTGAGTGTTTGCCCTGTGAGCCTAATCTGCTCCGCCGCAACTGTCTGAGCTGTGCCTGCAATCGTATTGAAATTATCGATACCGCCGCGAATCGTAGCAAGAGTTTGGAGGTTAATTTCCATCAATTCGCCTTCAATGCTGGCCATGTGGTTGTTCATACCAACCTTAATAATGCCGGCATTGTCTGATGTAACGCGGACCTCATCCCATGATTCTTCAAAGACAATCCCTCGCATTGCTCCGAGGTCAACCAAGCTGCCAATATCCGGACCAACCTCAAATTTCGCTGATCCAAACCGAATGCTGTTGCTATCTTGTACCGTAGTCATGTTACGTGCCATTATCATTCACTCTCCCTGTATATCATCTTGAAATCTGTCGCTATGTGATGCAGTTTGGTGTCAGGTTCATATAACTCGCGTGAGCCTTCCCAAACCCCTTGGATAACCCTTGTGTCGCCCATTTGCCCTTTATACCTTTGCAGGATGTTCCTCAGCTCAACAGCGATGTTTTTTGCATCAAGGTATTTACCTGCAAACACCGAAAATTGGAAGCGAGGATAAGCAACTGGCAAGTCATGCCACGCAACGCTAGACACCTCGTAATAGCAAACATATGGTGCTTTGACGCCCTCCGGGGCAACACTCGGGTAAAGCTTGCTGCCGATTAGATCCACTAAGGATTGATGCGATAGCAAAAAGGCGCGAAGCTCGTTGGAAAACACTGCCTCACCCCCTGTTTTTATTGATGACTTTTGCTAATCCCTCTTGCAGCAATCGCCTAATACGCGGTCGGCACTTGTCATATGCTGGGCGCATGAACGGGCGTGGTGGCTGCCGTGACGTCCCGAGCTCGTAAAACGTCACGTAAAAAGCACTGGTGGCGGTAGATTCTCCATCCCTCGCCCCGACCACAACATTAGCGTAAAAGTTACCTTTCTTGCTTGTGCCGATTTCAATTCGCAAGGAAAACCTTGTCCGCTCTGTTGCGCCGATTGGGGCGCGAGCATCAGCCTCACGAAAAACAAGCTCCGCCGCCTCGGAGATGAGGTCATGCAGAGCCTTCTCGGTTTCCTTGTCCGCTTGTTGCATCGCTCTTACAACTTGTTCAGCACCTTCAACTTTTAGGCGCATTCGTGCAAACTTTTTTTTGCTCGCCATCACTGCCGCTCCTTGCTCATGAGTTGCAGTTCTTTATTTCCAAACGTTGGGTTGATCGTGTACATAATTTCAAACTCTCGACCTTTATGCCTGGCTATCATAGTTCGATCTATGCCATCCCTGTACCTTATGCGAATCCTTGTGGTAACTTCGGGGTTTACGGATTGCGCCGCAAATCGGTCATTGCCTCTAAGCGGCTCAATCGCAGCCCAAAACGTGCCAACCGATATCCAACCTTCAATCACTTGACCGCTATCATCCTGGTCCTCTGGCGAAGGCAGGCGTAGGATAGTAATACGCTTATCAAGCCGATTAACAAGGGTTGTCAATATAATCACCCCTCTGTTGCCAATGCCAACTGTGTAATGAAGTTGTTAATGATTGGAGGAATGTTTATTTCTTTTTCGGCAGTATCCCTATGTTCGTAGGATATGGCGACAAGCATTTTCACAACAACATCATATAGCCCACCGTTACTGACACTTACACCCGCTTGGGATAAATACTGAACGGCGGCAGCTTTAAAACCCTCGATTAGCGCGTCTTCATCATCTCCATCAACCCGTAAATAAGCTTTTAAATCTTGAAGTGTCATACTGCCACTCTCCTAAGGAGAGGCGGGAATGTCCCGCCGATTGAATTACCCCTTTTTGACTCGGATAAAGCCTTTGTACATCGCAACATTACCACCAGCCCAAACCGATCCACGATAGGCAACATGGCCGGTGCGAAACTTGAAATCACGGGATTCTTCGACCGTCAATGCCGAGAAAATAGGCATCTCATAGCCCATCATCATGCCGTATGCCATGCAGTACGTATCGTCAGGGGTTGTGGCTGCTGATAGAGGCGGGCAAGCGCTGTTGATGATGAAAGGAACTTCAAAGGATTCATCAGAACTAATGGTTCCAGTGTTTCCTTGGGTTTTGATCTTGTACAGTTTACGCCCATTCGCATCGCGCACCGCAGCAAACGCAGCCAGGTCCTTCTTGTTCAGAACCAGATACCCGATGCCTTCTACTTCTTCGTCGCCGCCGTAATTGATCACAATGTTGTCAAGCGTGTCCGCATCAATAGCAGTGATTTCCAAGTCAGTAGCCACCGGAATAACGTTAGCTGGCGCATTAAAAATGCCCGTGATCGCATTCGCTCCACCGGCACCGACAAGGATTTGTTTTGAAATTTTCTTGCGAAGCGCCTTTACAATGCTGGCGCGGACACGGGACTGGTAATCAACATTAGGCAGTTTCATTGCCTCATCAGTCATCTCGGTATAGGCAGTGATTTTCGCCTTTCCGATAGACACATAGCCAAATACCGGATCAGTTTCGGTATAGTTGCCGTCTTCAGTGGTGTAGTCCCCTTCGCCCACACTGATTTCGAATCCGGCTTCATAAGCTTCGCCTCCAATCAATGGCACTGCATTGACCGTATCAATGACGCGGGACACTTCGTTAAACGTTGGGTTAAGCGTCCGCTTGTACTTCGTTTCATTGATCAATGTACCGCCGCCAATCGTTACTGCTCGCAACTCCGGCACTTCGTCAAGCGCAAATTCGACCGGCTTTTTCGCTTTCAGGTCAGCGCCGCGCTGCTCCCATTTCGTCTCATCTTGCTTGTCGCGTTTTTCCTCATCGGATTTCTGCCCGCTGCCCAAGCCGTAAGAGGCAAGAATCTTTTGGCGACCTACCGGCGATCCTCCGCGCTGTTCAGGGCTTTCCTCGGCAGTTCCACGTTCCTCTGCTTCGTCATCTTCATCGTCGTCATCAGATGCCGCAATGATGCTTCGAAGTTCAGTAATTTCTCCATTAAGAGTCTCCAACTCTGCATTAATGGAGCGTAGTTCTTTCACATCTTCCGAAGCATTGGCAGTAGTTCCGAGTTCTTTTTTGCGAGCCTCTTTCTTTGCAATCAGTTCGAGAAGTTTCTTTTTGTTCATATTTAGCACCTTAACCTTTCATCAATATTTGGGATTTGTATTTGAGTAATTCCAACTCGTTTTCCGAGTTATCCAACTGGGACCGTGCATTTTCCAATGCCTTTCGAGCGTTATCCAACGCTGCCTGGTCACGAGCATTTATGTCAGTTCCCGAATAAGCCGGGAAATTGACTGCGGACACTTCCATAACACGTTTAATTGATTTAATGCGGCGGGTAGGCATGTCTGAATCAAGGTCAGACCATTCCTCTTTATCGATATAAAAAATAAAAGACATCCCATCGATGTCCCCCCGCTTTACTGCACTATATAAGGATTTCGATTCCGAGTTGTTTTCGATATCTAGGCTTGCCCTGACATACAAGCCGGTATCATCCGTTTTTAACTGCATGGTTGAATTCCCGTTGTTTCGGCGGCTCCTTGCCAGTGGGATTTTCCTTAGATCGTGATTGGTGGAAAACAACACATCATCGAAATTACAGCCGTCAAATGCTCCTCGTTCAATAATTTCGTAGTACCATCTTCCGATAGTAGTCTTCTGGTCGTATACTGCCGGATGACCTTCAATAAAACTCCCTTCGTCATCCGCCCTGATGTCCAAAAGGCTAAACGAGCGTTTGATAGGTTCATCCTTATCAGGCAATTTAACCGTCATTATCTTTACCTCCATTCGTCTTCCTGCCCATTTGGTATGCATTGACCAGGTCAACATCAATATAGTTTAGGGACATGGTCCGCCTTGATCCGCTGCCATCTTCCAATGGGGGGTATCCCAAAACGGCAAGTTTTTGGTCATCCGTAAGCAATCCTTGCTCGCCTGCCGTTTTAATCAAGTTCAATTTGGCTGTGGTCGATAGGTACATCATGTTACGATGGTAGAACACAACCTCATTTCCTACATCCAGTTCTCGGGGCGAAAAAAGACACTTAGAAAACGCTTGTCCAAGGGAGATGACTAGCGGTTCAAGTGTCTTTTCATAAAAGGCTTGATATTGTTCATCGGTGTAATCACCAGACAGGATCGGCAATGACACCCCAAACCAACGCTGAATTTTACTGTCCAAAAAAGCCATTGTATCTTTATCAATCATTTTAGGGTCCAACTTAACCGGTATATACTCACCCTTCAAATCAAGCGGCATTATGCCAGATTTCCCCGATTCCAACAACTTTTCGAATCGATCTCTTTCAGCTCGCTGGGCTTTATCGTCCAGCATTGTCGCTATCTTCATTATCCCGCGAACCGACATACTTGTTTTAATCCCTTTATCGATCCCTTGAATAACGGTGTCATTGATTTGAAGGATTTTTAGCAGAGCCTCATTGTCTGGCTGCCCATTAACGCCGCCACCCATAATTTCATTAACCGAGAACTTTTTGCGAAGGTGGATGACTTCAGAATATCGGACTGTAAAACTATCGCCAGTCGCAAAGTAAAATTTGACAAATAAAGCTTCCGTTTCATCTTGCAAGAAATCGACCTGGACTGGATTCAGCGGGTAAAAACCTCGATATACTTTACTTTCCTTCCCGCGCCCGTCTTGTACCACATCATACACAGGATAAATGAAGGAGTTGTAGTTCATGAACAGCGTCCATATGACCTTTTCTAAAAAATCGCGCGTTGTCATCAACTCATTTGGCGCGAATTTGAAAAGTCGGTTTATACTACTTTGAGGGGTAACCTGGCCGCCTTCCTTATCCGTCCGGATATGTTTTGGCAGCAATTTGCTTATTTCAGTCGCAATTACATCAATAGCCGTCTGGACAACGTCTGATGCATAAATGTTATCCCCAAACTGCCCAAATGAAGGTACGTAACCATTTAAAAATTTTGCATAGGCGTAATCCTTTACTTTCCTGCCCCAACCCTTGAATGTCTGCCATAGTGCCAATTTATCACCCCGCTCTCTCTGCCAATTGCAAGAACTCGGTACGATTATCAATGTAAATCCGATAAGCGATAATCATCGTTACAGCGCCATCGATTTTCTTTTCTTCCTTACCTTTGACTTTTACCGGCATTTGTTCCTGCTTGTTGTTAACTGCAAGTGCCGTGTTTTCCAAGCAAAACCGGTCTATTGGATGATCATTATAAACTATCAAGTCCGATTGCAAATCTGCTTCCACCAATTTCATAGGCTCGCTCAATGCTCCCCACGTCTGGTCAACCTTTTGCATATCGAACCCAACATCCTCCATTTCCTTAATCCAATACACTGCGGACCACTTGTCATATCCAATCTTGTAAAAGCGAATTCCGTATTCCTTGTACAGCATGACATACCAAGCCGTTACCAGTCGGAAGTCATTTTCATTGCCTGGCGAGATGGTCAAATGCCCAGCCTCTTTCCATTCCTCATAGCGCTTCTTCTCGTCCCCTGTCAATTTGTCCAATTTCGATTGAGGAATGAAGTATTGCTGAATCATGAACTTCTTGCCGTCGCGCATAAACAAAGCTCGCGCTGAAGCAAGGTCGCCGGAACGGGAAAGGTCAACCGCGCCAAGTGCGAATGAATCACGGAACTCTTTAATATCGAACTTTTCTTTGTTCGCAATGTCTTCCGGTGTAAGCCAGGCGGCGGCATTATTTTGTTTGATATTAAAATCCTTTGCCAGCACAAACACCCGCGTGGCCTTGTTGGTCTTAGCCTCTTCGACCATTTGGCGCATAAAGCTCCACTTTTTAATGACGCCAAGCCCAGGATTACTTTTATACCAGCTTTTTTCGTCCTGCCATATTTCCTGTTCGCTATCTTGGGTGTATAGCCAGATTAGCCAGCGCGGACGGTCAAGTTCACGATTCAGCACTTGCCGTGCTTCAATTAGCCTACCGTCAAGGTATCCGTCGTTAGTAAAGCCTTCGGTTGTCAGTTCATCATAAATAGGCTCGTCCTGAGTGGATAGAGCCTGACGAACCGGCATTGTTGATTGGTTGTCCAACATCTCATGGACTTCATCGACTGATCCGACGCCGATATTCCGACCTTCCTTCGCCCCGGTCTTGGCAGATATTTTCCGAATCTGCCCCTTGTTTCGGTAGCTATACTTCCCCTTCTTGCTTTTGTTTTTTGGGTTGCCGAAGAAGATTCCTTTCATGTTCTTCCGCGTGACCTTTTCAAGTGCCGGGCTTTCCTCTCGCATGGCGTTGATGGCGTCAAACATCAAGGATGCCTGCTCGTAATCATTGCTAGAGCAAAGGATATTAAGCCCTTCCAGCCCGCAGAACCATTCTGCAAGGTCCTTGGCGGCAATCAGCGGCGTTTTACCGTTCTTCCGACCAATCAAAAGCAGTGACTCTTGATAAAGCCTTACCCAGCACCCAATCTCTTCATCGAAAATTTTAAAGCTGTAGAAAGCCACGATATAAGCTTTCTGGAACAATACCAATAAAAAAGGCTTCCCAGCAAATGGCGCTTGGAAATGCCTGCACTTTGTTTCAATGAATTTTATTCGCTTATTGGCATCGTCCGTTTCAAACCGAATATCTGGATTTCTAAGATGCTCTTCCAGAATGTCAAACATCATCAGCAGTTCTTGCCCAGCAATGATTTCACCAGATCGGCACTTTGCCATGTACTCATGAAGATAAGAAGAATATGGCGCACTCATTCGAACTCATCCAGCCCATCATCTTCTTCAACGATGTTTTTATTCAATACGCCGTTGAGTGTTTTTATAACAGTCGCGTATGTGTTCGCATTTTTCAAGTATTGTTTGGATGCTTCAACAGGCTTCTGCAACGTCTTATTCGTCGGATGGATAAGCACCATACCCGATTCAGTCAAAACCGCTTTTAATATAATGTTTTGGGATCGCAAAAAAGCTGCATCTTCTACAAGCCCTTCGACAAGCTTGGCTTTGGCAGGGTCAACATCTTTGAATATCTCCTGTAGTTTAGCCAGTTCTTGTTCATATACGCCCATTGTGGGTGGTCCAGTCGCCTTTTCTTCAAGATTCCCCATAGCGGCGCACCTCCATGGATTTTCATAATTTTTGGTGTGTAGAAAAATTGGG